TATACCGATTACACCGATTAAGAGAATATCCATGAACAGTCAGCAAAGATATCTACAAGAATACGAAAAATATAAGCATATACACCTCGACAAAGGGGAGTACCATATGAGGTCTAATCCGACGATCAAGGTAATGATTATGAGTATCAATGAGGCAGCCGAGCGTGTGCTTGTAAGGACGCTTAAATCTGGAAACGAGAGAGAAAGAACGCTTCATTGGTGTAGAAAGAATCTCGTGAGATCTAATTAAATATAGAGAGGGAGTTATTTCTTATGGCGACAGCAGCGGATCTTAAAGCCCTTGCAAAAAAAAGAACCTTCATGGAAAAGGTTGCTTTGGCTGAAATTATTTGTGTAGAAGAAAGTGAAAAATTATTCTTAAAAGAGGGGGTTAGGTATAAGTTTCTAAAGTTCGATGCTGAGGTAAAACTCGTAATCGTCCAGCAGATATCGCCCTATACTACTAGGTTGACACATACAATGATCGACCCTCTTAAAAAGAGGGTTGCTTCAGAGCTACATAAACGCTGGCACGTCACTATAAAGGTCAAGAATAGTATCTGGGAAGGAAAAACTGGTACCGCTGCTTCATCAAGGTAGCAAATATATATTGCTGATGTACTAAAAATGCGTATGGTGAAAAGATGGAACTAATATCAACCCGAAAATGTATGGCCCGGGATGTTGGGTTTAACGGAAATCTGTTCGGTGGCCAGATGCTGGCCTGGTTGGACGAAGCAGCGGTAGCATATGCGTGCCAAGTTTGTGAAACGCCACGTATGGTCACAGCAAAGATGAGCGAAGTAGAATTTCTCAAGCCCGTTCGGACTGGTCAGATAATTAAAATTTACGGGTCTGTTAAATCTTTTGGTGGTACCAGTGCTGTTTTCGATATCCAAGCCCGCCGGCGCAGCCCCTACAATGGTAGTGAGAAATTGGTTTGCTCCACAACGATGACTTTTGTACGGGTTGATGGAGATGGCGAGCCCGTAACAATTAACCCATATATAAAGGAACGCTATAACACGGAATAAAGTTCTGTTTTTATATTTTCAAAACTCTAGTTATCAATAGGAGTATGAAAACGAAGAAGACACTTTGGCTTATTCTAATATTAGTTTTGCTACAGGCCTCCTGTACAAGTGAATCAGTTTTACGTACCCATACACGTTCATTTATAAAAATTTCTAGAATGGTAGAATTTAGTGTATGCAAGAAAAAGAAAAAAAAGAAGGAAACAGTTGAAGAATGTGGGAACATTCCTATGGCAACTTGGGGCGCCCAAGGATCCGGCAGCGTCGTCGCGGCTAACGCGTTAGGGGTATTTGTGTTGAGCGCACAGCATGTTTGCGCGGATCCACGAGATGATATGACTTTTATGGCCGCCCTGACAGAACAGCTCCTAAGCGATCCAGCGACCGAGCGATTTAAAATTACTGTCGTCCATAGGGCCACAACGCACGAAGGCGAGATCGCCAGGATGGAGGTAATAGCTGCGGATCAAGAGAACGATACGTGTATTGCTTTTGCGCCAAATCTTAAAGTGAAACCGCTGAAACGTTTTTATGGCACCCTGAATAAAGGAGAGACCTACTATAATATAGCTGCCCCACACAATGTGTTCCAACCCGGCGCCATACCACTGTTCAGTGGGCACTATTCAGGCGATATAGACAAAGATCGATCTCTGTTCACTATTCCCGCCGCAGGCGGCTCCTCAGGGTCTCCAGTATTAGATTCTAACGGGCGCCTTGTGGGAATGATACACTCAGTTGTGGATGGGTTTCATCACGTAAGCTTTAGTCCTCGGACAGCCGTACTGAACGACTTTATCGATGATAACATAAAGGACTACTATGACAAGTGGTATAAGAATATGTTAGAATTAACAAGACCGAAATCTAATTAGTATAGTAAAAGGGCGAAAAGTGGCGAAGAAAACTTACGTACTGGACACAAACGTTTATTTGAGTGATGCAACCTCAATCAGCGCTTTTGGCAATAATGATATCGTTATTCCTCTTAAAGTGCTTGAGGAGATCGATAAGCACAAGAAGCGGCAGGACGGTGTAGGAGCCAACGCTCGCAAGATTATACGAACGTTAGACGAACTCCGCGACCGAGGGTGTTTGAGAAAGGGCGTACGTCTGGGCAAAGGAAGAGGAATAGTGCGCGCCCGCCCTTATAACGCCTCAACAATATTGCCTCATTCTTTCGACATCGAAAACGCTGACAATAAGATTATTGGTGTGGCACTAGGCGAACAAGAGGAGACACCTCGCCGGAAGGTTATTGTGGTTTCTCGTGATATCAATATGCGCGTCAAGTGCGATGCTTTAGGGATATTATGTGAGGGGTATGTCGATAATCAAGTGGTTGAGGACCTGGATGACGTGTATGCTGGGTTCACAAATCAGCTTGTCGATGAACAGGTAATTGATCGGTTTTATAACCATGAAGAGGTAATACTGGACGACGAGACTAACAAACTATATGACAACCAGTTTTTGATGCTCGTTTCGAATTCAAATCCAAAGAAAACGGCCCTTGCGCGCCTGTCTTCAATAAAAAAGCCTTTAAGTGCAATCGCTGAATACAGGCAAGGAATTTGGGGCGTACATTCTCGCAACAAGGAACAGACATTTGCTATAGACCTACTGATGAACGAAGAGATACCAATCATTACTCTCACAGGCAAAGCAGGCTGTGGGAAGACTCTTTTAGCTGTTGCTGCCGGGTTACAGCAGGTGCTCGAAACTAAAAAATACAAACGGCTAGTCATTTCCCGCCCGGTTCAACCACTAGGGAAAGATATAGGGTTTCTGCCCGGTACATTGGAAGAAAAGATGGCCCCATGGATAGCCCCGATTGAGGATAATCTAAAGCATCTAATGAACGATGACAAAGCATCTCTAGATATGTATACTGATAAGGGTCTTATCGAGATTGAGGCTTTGACTTACATACGAGGCCGTTCGATTACGAATGCCTTTATCGTGATAGACGAGGCTCAAAACTTAACAAATCATGAATTAAAGACTATACTTACCAGAGTAGGAGAGAATACGAAAATAGTTCTCACAGGAGACATTGAACAAATCGATAATGTCTATTTAGACGAGACAACGAATGGTTTGACATACGCTATTGAGAAATTCAAGGACTGTGAGTTAGCTGGTCACATCTCTCTACGAAAAGGAGAGCGCTCCCGAGTTGCAACCCTGGCTTCGAAGGTACTGTAAAATAAGGAAACAAAAGTGATAAAAGCTGATGATATTAAAAATGAAGAACTGCTATCAGAGGTAATTACCGATACTGATCTTAAAAACATGGTCGTGAACTATGTAGGAACTAAGTTAGCACCAGAAGATAATTTGATTACAGTGGAAATGGTGGTGGAGGTATTTGCTGATGAGTTCCCTGAGTTCGTTCTTTCTCTCGCAGAGGAAAACTGGATTCGCGGTTACGAGCAGGGGCTAGCCGATCAGCCGGGCCTGCTAGATCTGGGGACAGATACCGGAGAAGATGTCTAGGACGCGTCAAAATTTAAGTACTCTTTTGATGGAAGCGCACATGGTGTCTTATAACCTCTATAATATCCCGGTCTATTTTAAAGACAAGTTCATCGATCAAGACATTGACGTCGAGGCAGCTATGGATGAAATCGAGCAACGTGTCCCTTCCCGGTTTTTATATGGTATTGATACAATTTTTGTTGGTTCTTTTGAAGATTTTGATAACAAGAATACAAATGCGAAACTGGAAAATGGTGCTATATATGTGAGCAACGAACAGGATAGCGAAGAAGATATGATTGACGATATCGTTCATGAGGTCGCTCATAATGTTGAAAACTTATACGGTGAATCTATTTATGCAGATAGTGCTGTTGAGGTGGAATTTTTAGGGAAACGTAAGCGGTTGTTACAGATATTACAAGCGGAATACGGCCACGATGCCGTTAAACCAGTTGTGTCGGGGTTTTTGGATCCAGAGTACTCCGAAAAATTTGACGAGTTCCTGTACAATACAATTGGGTACCCAGCGTTGGTGCCATTAAGCATGGGGCTTTTTGTATCGCCCTATTCAGCGACGTCCCTCAGGGAATATTTTGCGACTGCTTTTGAGCAATATTTTTTGAAGGATATGGAGTATGTCAGGACTATAAGTCCTGCAGTCTATCGTAAAATAGAAGAGGTTCTGGGTGAATCTCAGGGAGATTAAGTAAATGAATTGTAAGATTATTTTAGAAACCGAGAAGGAGGTCCGGGTGGAGTTGACTCTACCACCCCGGGTTCGAGACGAAGATACATGTGCGTTAAACGGTTCGCAGATCACGGAAGCGGTCGTAGCCAGTGGCCTCATCAAAGAAGAATGGAAATGTACCGAAATGCCTTCTTATATGAGCAACATCAAAGAGACACGCCGAACTGCGGTTTGTGTTTTTAAGAAGCCTTCTGCACCTCGTGCCAAGAAGGCGAGCACACCCAAGCCTAAGAAGGCTGGAGCAAAAGCGAGGAAGAGTGGCGACGCTTAAAAAGAACCACATTTCTTTTTCTGAATTAAAAAACTGGAACACGTGCCCTTATTATCATAAGTTGGTTTATGTCGACGGCATCAAAGTGTTTGATGGCAACGAACACACAGCTTTTGGTACAGCAATGCACGATACATGCGAACAGCTTGTAAAACTTCCGAAAGAAGACAAGACGTTTGACGCTGAGGATTTTTTTAAGAACGCGTTCCTGAATGAGTCCAGACAGATCGAAATCAAAGACAAGAAGCTTTTAAAGAATATGTATCAGCAGGGACCTCCTCTTATCGAATACATAATCCCAGCGCTTGAGGAATATTTCGGAGAGTTTGAACTTATTTCTACCGAGGAAAGACTCTATGAAGACACCGACATCCAGGATTACAAATTTAAAGGCTTCATCGACCTTGTCTTACAGACCTCGGATGGGAAATACCATATAATCGATTGGAAAACTTGTTCCTGGGGCTGGGATGCTCAAAGAAAAAACGAAAGAATGACTACCTATCAACTTACTCTTTACAAGAATTACTGGGCTAAGAAACATGGAGTCGAGCATAAGCTAATCGAAACACATTTTGCCCTGCTTAAGCGGACGGCTAAAAATAATAAGGTAGAGTTGTTTCGGGTAACCAGTGGTGCCAAAAAGATGAATAATGCTCTTAACTTGTTGGAAAAAGCGATTTATAATATAACAAGCAAGATTACACTTAAGAACAAGCTTTCTTGCAAAAATCGTTGGGGTTTTTGTGATTTTTACAACACCGAACACTGTAGCTAAGGGAATAAATACACATGTCTGAAAATATTAGTGGGGATACTTCTCCAAAAAAAATAAAAATCTTAACTTTGAGTGATCACCCCTTATCACCCTCAGGGGTCGGTACACAGACAAAGTACTTTATTGAGGGGCTGCTGCGTACTGGGAAATATGAATTTTTCTCTTTGGCCGGCGCCATGAAGCATCATGATTACAAACCTATTGTAACCCCTGAGTACGGGGAGAGTTGGAAAATCGTCCCTATAGACGGGTATGGTAACAAAGACGTGATACGCTCTTTGATTCGTTCCGAGCGCCCTGATGTCTTGTGGTTTATGACAGATCCGAGGTTTTGGGGCTGGCTATGGGAGATGGACAATGAGATCCGTCCGATGATCCCGATGGTTTACTACCATGTATGGGATAATTACCCATACCCTACTTTTAATAAGAAATACTATGATTCCAATGACTTGGTAGTGACAATTTCTAAAGTTACTGATGATATAGTGAGGACTGTGTCTCCGGACGTCCCTGTTAAGCGTATTGGGCACGTCCCTGGTCCTGCGTACATTAAGCTTCCAGAGGAAGAGATAAGGCAGTTTCGTCAAGAAGCACTTGGTGAGAAGAATGAAGACAAGATGGTTTTTTTCTGGAACAACAGAAACGCCCGGCGAAAACAATCTGGTTCATTGATCTATTGGTTCAAAAAGTTTTTGGACAAAGTAGGTCACGATAAAGCGATGCTCATCATGCATACAGATCCTACAGACCAGCATGGTCAAGATCTAGAGTACATTCTTAGAGAATTGGGAATAACTGATGGACAAGTCATGCTGTCAAAGGAAAAGCTGCCCGAACCGATTTTAGCTAAAATTTACAATATGGTTGACTGTACTATTAATATATCTGATGCTGAGGGCTTTGGCTTAGCAACCCTAGAGTCTTTGGCGTGCGGGACCCCTATTCTGGTTAATAAGACCGGGGGTCTTCAAGAGCAAGTCACAGATGGAAAGAAATATTTTGGGATCGGTCTTGACCCCACTTCAAAGGCGATCATAGGGTCCCAAAACATTCCAGCGATCTACGAAGACCGCCTCTCGGAGGAGGTGGTGGTTGAAGCCCTGGAAAGATTTTACAATTTCTCGCAGAAGGAGCGAGACAAATTGGGCGAACTAGGACGCCAACATGTAGAAAAAAACTATAGCCTCAACAAGGCCATTGAAACCTGGGATGACACGATCCAAGACCTACATGAGCACTGTGGCTCATGGGAGACTAGAAAGAACTATAAACCCTGGACACTCCAAGAGATTACCAAGAGGAAGAAAGCAGCATGAGAAAAAAGATCATTGTAAGAGGGCCAGCCCTGACGCGCAGCGGCTATGGAGAACAGACAAGATTTGCCTTGCGTACTCTCCGAGCCCACGAGGATAAGTTTGATATTTATCTAATGACTACCGGCTGGGGAAACACAAGTTGGTTAGCAGAGGACTCTGAGGAGAGGCGTTGGATTGACTATACCATTGGCAAGACCAATGTAGCAAATGCCCAACCAGATGTGGGTCCTCACACCTATGATGTGTCCTTACAGGTCACTATTCCTAATGAATGGGAAAGGATAGCAGCCGTTAATATAGGATACACAGCTGGGATTGAGTGTACAAAAATAGCACCGATTTGGGTTGAGAAGTCCAATATGATGGACAAGGTCATAGTTGTGTCAAATCACGCTAAATATGGCTTTGACAACACGGCATACCATGCCGAACATAAAGAAACAGGCCAGGTGTTTGAGGATTTTCGTGTCACCACTCCGGTGTCCGTCGTCAATTTCCCTGCTAAGACTTTAGAACCAGCAGAACTGGGGGTTGAGTTTAAAACCAAGTTCAACTTTCTTATCGTTGCACAAAATGGACCCCGCAAGAACTTGCTAAACACGACCAGGTGGTTCATTGAACAGTTTAAGGATGATCCAACAGTGGGTCTCGTTTTGAAGGTGTTCAATCAGAATAATAGCACCATGGACCGCGAAGTTACAAGCGCAGGGTTCACACAACTTATGGACTCTTTCGAGGATCAAGAGATCCAGTGTAAGATATACTTGGTGCACGGAGAGATGACCGATGAAGAGATGACTGGTCTTTATACCCATCCTGACATTCATTGCTTGTTATCCCTGTCACACGGAGAAGGGTATGGATTACCGCTTTTCGAGGCTGTTTGTAATGGCATGCCAGTGTTGGCACCAGAGTGGGGTGGTCAATTAGATTTTTTGTATGCTCCGGTTATCAAGAAAAAGACAAAAAAGGTTCGAATGCGGCCCCATTTTTCTCGGGTCGATTATGATTTGAATGTTGTTCAGGAAGATGCTCATTGGGAGGGAGTAATCCAGCCCGATGCAGCGTGGTGCTATCCAAAGGAAAATAGCGCCAAAACCAAAATGAAGGAAATGATTAAAAAGTATAACCAACATCGCGGTTTGGCGAAGAAGTTGCAAAAGCATATATTACAAACACACTCCTTTGAAAACCAAAGTACTAAGTTTGCGGAAGAGATCCTGAATGTGCTAAAGGAGCCCGAGGTCGGCACCATGCTGCAACCTATATCGGGTATCACGCCGCCCCCCGCTTCCCCACCGGTGCAGACATACGAGTAGTAGTGCAGTACGTCTTTATTGCTGATTTTTTTAAAGCAGATGTTTGCGGTGGAGGAGAGATAGTAAACGATGTTTTGATTACTTCTCTGAGGTCTCGCGGCCACACAGTGATACCCATACACTCTCATCAGGTAAATTTATTTGTACTCGAAGAATACTCCGGCAGCAACTTTATTGTAGGCAACTTTTTAAACCTGGGCGACTCCTGTAAGCGTAAACTGGCACAGGAGAAATACATCATCTATGAGCATGATCATAAATATTTGAAAACGCGGGACCCCTCCGTGTTCCAGGATTTCATAGCCCCCGCTGACCAACTTGTAAACAAGGACTTTTATCGAAATGCCCACGCGGTGGTCTGCCAAACGAAAATCCATGCAGAAGTATTACAGAAGAACTTGGGCTTGAAAAACATTATCAATGCTTCAACAAACCCGTGGACTGATCAAGAATTGGATCACATTGAGCAATTGCTGCGTACGAGTACAAAGCGCCGCGTCGCCGGCGTCATGAACTCGGCAAATGTTATTAAGAACACCTCTGGCGCCATCGAGCACTGCGCTTCTAATAAGATGGAGTACGAACTCTTGGGCCCATGCACACCCTCCGCCTTTCTTGAACAACTGAGCGAGTGTGAGAGCTTCGTATTCTTACCTACCGTTTTGGAGACTTATAGCCGTGTCATCGTTGAAGCTCGTATGTTGGGGTGCACGGTGCACACTAATCATTTAATTGGTGCCACAAGCGAGGATTGGTTTAAATTAAAGGGCGCCGAGCTTATCGAATACTTGAGAGGACAACGAGAGAGGGTAATAGACGTCTTTGTCGACACGTTCGTTGCTCCTGCAGAATATGAAGACATTACAGTTATCTTAAATGCATATCGGCGTCCTTACAACTTGGAGCGTCAAATAAAATCGATCAAGGAACAAAACCGGCCTCCTAAACAAATTTGGATTTGGGTCAATGACCACGAAGATCTAAGTGGGTTTGATTTTGAAGTTTTAGATGTTGACAGGGTATTCCGGAATGACCATAATTGGAAATTTTACGGACGGTTTTCTGCTGCATTGTTGGCGGACACGAAATATGTTGCTATTTTCGACGACGACACAATACCGGGCTCACAGTGGTTTGAAAACTGTATACAGACGATGAAGGAAACACCTGGGATTTTAGGTTCAGCTGGTGTAATTTTACACAATAATACTTATAATCCTCACACTCGCATCGGTTGGCCTGCTGAAAACACGAAAACTACAGAGGTCGATCTTGTGGGCCACGCGTGGTTTTTTGAGCGCTCGTGGCTTAAATACTTGTGGTACGAGCCGCCTACCACGTGGGATAACGGTGAGGACATGCAGTTTTCTTATATGGCCCAAAAGCATGGAGGAATTAAGACCTATTGCCCTCCTCATCCGCCAGATAACAAAGCACTACATGGTTCAATCTATGGTAACGAGCTAGGGATTGATAGCAAAGCCACTTCAACCAACTCCGCTGTGAGCCATCAGACGTTCTTCTCTGAGAGGGACTTCTGTGTGCAAAAAGCTATCGCGGGAGGGTGGCAGCTTGTACGAGAGGGAAAGTGAATGTTATTAATTAGTTTTGGTACTCGACCTGAATACATAAAAATTAAACCCATCATCGCTGCATGTCAGAAACATGACGTTAAATATAAGATGTTGTTTACGGGACAGCATGAAGATCTGTTGTCGCACCTGGACCACAATAATTTAGAGAGGATGCTGATTAAAGGCGATACCAATCGCCTCGACGCGCTGGTCTCCTCCATCCTAACCCCAAACAACTGTGTGGCCTTCGAAGACACCACTCATGTCTTGGTTCAGGGAGACACAACCTCGGCATTTGCAGTGGGCTTGGCAGCTTTTCACAGGAAGCTTAAAGTAATACACCTAGAGGCAGGGTTGCGTACATATGACCTTGACAATCCGTATCCAGAAGAATTTAACCGACAAGCCCTGTCTAGACTGGCCACGGTCCATTTGTGCCCCACGGAAACTGCAGCAGCCAATCTTCACCGCGAGAAGGTGGCAGGGTCCGTCCATGTGGTAGGGAACACTGTGTTAGATAATTTGGTAGAGATTGTACCGAAACGTACAAACAAAGTGGTGGTGACTATGCACCGCCGTGAGAATCATTCGGACATAGAAGAATGGTTTGCTACTTTCGAGACTCTAGCGACTCAGCATCCGGATCTAGAGTTTGTGTTACCGATCCACCCAAACCCTAATGTCATCAAACACCAGGGCCTACTTAAAAATGTTAAGGCTGTCGATGCTATGAAATATGAAGAGTTTATTAAGCTTTTATCTGAAAGCCACTTAGTCATCACTGATAGTGGCGGCCTACAAGAAGAATCTTCCTTTTTCCGCAAGCGGTGCATTGTCTGTAGGAAAACAACCGAGCGAGGTGAGGGTATGGGTGTTTTTGCTACGCTGTGTGGTGAACCCAGTCAACTGTCTTCTATCTTTAAGGAAATAAACAACAATCCCATTCCGGACCCGGATGAAGAATGCCCATATGGCGACGGCCGTTCATCTGAACGAATAATTGAAATTTTAACACAGGAAGGCTTGTAATGTCGCAAGGGTATGTAGAGGACTTTTTTTTCTTGCTGAACAAGCTAAAAAACGGGGAACACTTTGCGTTTACGCGGTTTTCGGATGGTGAAGTATTTGTAATGCAAAATAAGAAGGTCCTCTTAGGGGAGAGTCATGTAGAAGTAGGTGACATAAGGTATGGGTTCGGCTACTCACCCGACGATTATAAAGAATTCTTACCCGAAAGGGACGCTATCGTGAGAGAAAGGCTCTTAAAAGCCTTTTCCTTTAAAAAGAAGAACTATTTTGTCGGCGGAGGATGCGCTAATTGCACGTGCGCAATCAATGAGTATATACCGTGGATGCGCGATCTCTATAATAACGGCGAGGAACATTGGACCACGACAAATTTGTTCGTTAACGCCAATTACCCCCTCTTTGTCAACAACATGGTACCAGAATTTGCCAACCATAAAGTCGTTATGGTATGTAGTGAAAACGCGAACATCCAAACACTTCCTTTTGACGTGGTAAAGGATTTTCGAGTTGGAAGAAACTGCATTGTCAACGATCATCACCTGATTGATGAGGTGTGCGAGTGGGTCCAAAACAACGACATTCAAGACCACGTCTTTCTTTTCTCCGCCAGCAGCCTTAGCGAAATATTGATTCATGAATTATTTAACATTGCGGAGAAAAACACGTATATTGATGTAGGTACCACCCTTCATAAGTGGATGGATTTATCTCTTGAACGAGATTATTTGAAAGCTTATTGGTTGGGGCACCCACTGGGAGATATATATAAATCATGCGGTTAGAATTTGTCAAAAATGAACCTAAATACTGGGAGTTTATAAGAGGGCTGCGCAACGACGGGCGCGTTAAGTATGGGTTTATCCAACAAGAGGAGATTCGCCCTGAACAGCATGTCGACTATATGATGTCTCACGGCCAATGTTTCCACCTGTGTTTAGTTGATGATAAACCAGCCGGCTTTATTCGGGTGCTGGCTGAAGACATCGGAGTATGTACTCATCCAGATTTTCAAAAGAGAGGGGTGGGCAAATTTATGGTTAATGAAATAATGCAACTGTATCCAGATGCAGTTGCAAAGATTAAGCTTGAAAACAAAGCAAGCATTAAGCTGTTTGAAAGTTGTGGATTTGTTAAGAAATACTATTTGTTGGAAAAAGAGGCCCATAAAGAAGAGGCCTAATCTTGATGCCCATTAACGATCTTGGCATTATATGGTATTCTTGAACTGTGATAAAGCTTATTAATGGAAGAGGACAGTTGGGCCACGTGCTTAACAAACGATTAACAGAAAGTGATGCATCATCACCTATTTCAACATATATTTACCATACATGGAATATTCAAGATCGCTCCAAACCTGCTCAATCGACCGAATACGAAAAGTTTAAGCTTTTCACCGATCGACATAACAAATCTAAAATTATATTTGTTTCTACCACTTCTGAAAAAGATTGCTGGTATGTACATTATAAGAATTTAGCAGAGTCATACTTGTTGCAAAATTGTGAAAACGGAATAGTTGTGAAGTTTCCAATTTTGATAGGGAGAGGGATTTTAACAAAGCTACGAAATGAGGAAGTTGAACCATATGGTGAAATGGGTCTCATTTGTATGAAAGACGCCGCAGATAAGATTTTGGAGTTGACCTCCTATGGTGGGGCGGTGAAAATTTTCACGTACAATGGTGAGATTTTAAGAGCTACGACCGTTCAGAATTTGATGTTGCTGGGAAAGACCGGGGCAGTTCAATGAGTACTCAATTTACGAACCTTACCGACGAGAACGTTATTGATAGTTTGGAGGAGCTTGTAAAAGAATGTTGGGCCAGCTACCCGCTCCCGGTACCTGACCGGGGCCAGATATGGCCCATCGCGGTCGACATTGGTGCAAATATTGGTGCATTTTCAATATATGCAAATGCATTATTCCACAAGATATATGCATTTGAACCGTTCGAAAGACACTGCAAAATCATAAGAAACTTTTGTGAACTAATGTCGATTGACAACGTGGAAGTATTCCAAAAAGCGGTAACTGGCCACTCCGGTGTGGAAGTCCAATTGAGGGCAGAAAAAGAAAATTACAGTGGAAACATTACGTGTGCGGATTTTGAGAGTGAAGATTTTTCAAATTTAGATGAAAGTTGCGAGACAGTGTCTTTAGATGATATATTTGATTTAATTAAGGTTGATAGGATAAATTATCTTAAGATTGACTGTGAGGGAAGCGAATATGAGATATTTAAAAACTTTAATTCATATGATAAAATAGACTTTATCGCCATGGAATTACATGACTTTTATGGTTTCGAATGCAAAAGAAAACTGATTGAAGAGATACATCGAACACATCATATTATTGATTTTGAAGCTGTTTCGAACGATTTCGAAACTTTTCGCCGCAGGCGCCTAGGCTCGCCCTCCGCCACATCAGAAGAATCAAAGTGGACTAGTTTGGACATGAGAGTTGATGAACAAGTAGCTAGGGTGGCCTCACCGCCCGATGAGGTTATCAAGGCACATAATTTATGGTTTGTAAGACATAATTGGTGGCCTTCAGAGCAAGTGGAAAAGAGTGTTACATAACCCATATAAAATAGTTGAAATGTTTGAGGAAGAAGTTGCCCATTACACCGGCGCGCCCTATGCTGTATCGACTGATAGCTGTACTAACGCTCTTTTTTTAGCATGCATGTATAACGACATCAGCGGCCAAGACGTTATAATACCAAGACGTACCTATTTGTCCCCTCCGCAGTCTATTATGCAGGCCGGCGGCAATTTGGTGTTCGAAGACGTTGAGTGGGAAGGGATATACCAATTTAAACCGTTTCCTATTTGGGATGCTGCAAAAAGGTTTACTTCTAACATGTATATTCCCGGCGCCTACATGTGCCTGTCTTTCCATATTAAGAAGCATCTAAAGATTGGTAAAGGAGGCATGATTCTAACTGATGATGAAGAGGCAGTTGAGTGGTTTAAGAAGGGTCGCTACGAAGGTCGCAGCCCGGTGCCCTACCATGAGGATGACATTGGAGAGGAGGGGTGGAATATGTATATGGGCCCCGAGCAAGCTACCCGCGGCCTTATGTTGATGCAGAATTACCCAGAACACATGCCGGACATTCCGGAGGATCCTCCCTATCGTGATTTGACCGAGTTTGAATTGTTTAAAGACATAGAGGTTAGATAGAAACAGGTGATAAATAGCATTAACGACATGTCTAATGAAGAGTTTGACACGATATTCATAAGTCGAACTGATAACTATGCAGGCTCAGACAATCATGGTCTCTTTCAGGTTTTTAAATACTTTCAGGAGACTCTTAAGAGAGACTGCGCATATTTGTGCACCGAAGGCGCTATCTTTGAAAGAGAAAGTTTGTATAACGTGAGCCAGATTCTGCCAGCACCACTAGTGAATCCTAGATTCAGATATTCAGTTCTACATTTACACGGGCATGAGGAAACAGATCCGCTCCACTCGCAACCCTATATTGATGAGATTGATGTTACTAAACTTCCTAAGCACAAAAATATCATTCTGGCAGACAAGAGTGATTTAGATTTTCGGTTGGCCGCTAAAATTATGGAACACTTTGATTCACAATTGATTATTTATGGGTTAGTTCATAATACCCATACGGGGCTGTGTTCTTATCCAGAGGAAGCGCGTTGCGATAAGTATAAATTTGAGAGTGGGTGTTATAATTGCGAATTTGTACATCAACTAAAAGCCGATCCATCTGCGGGGCCCATTGGTGCAAATTTTCCTGAGATACAGTTTGAGGAGATGAGAAAGTTTCTAAGTTTGGATTTGGTAAAAAACAGCGATCGCGTAAAAATATGTTTGCCGGCAACATATGCAAAGCGTCAATCTCAAAGTAGCTTTTTACTTAAAGAACTCCCTCATTATATCATTCCCTTGAAGAACGTAGGTTCTAGTGATTTGCCTAATAATGAATTTTTGAAACTTAAGCGGAAGAAGAAAAAAAAGATATTGAAGGGTCTGCGTTCCGTCACTGGCCAAGATTTGAAAAATATTTGTGTGTGGTCAGGCTATGATCCTTTGTTGCCTCGCAAGGGTTTTAAATACTATATGGATTCGTTACACCTTTTAGAAAAGAAATATTTTTCCGAAGAGCAGATGCAAGAAACTGCGTTTTATTTGGTAGGTAATCTTGAAGACTTTGAAAAGTGCAAGGCATTCTTACCAAAGAAATTGCAATTTTTTGGAGCAGGGCTCCTTGGTCAGCAAGGGGTGACTGATGTTTTGTTAGCGGCGGACGTGTACGCGTGTACTACCTTAGAGGATGCGATGCCGCGCACCATACCGGAGGCGGCCGCCCACGGTACCCCGACCGTCTCATTTGACCGATGTATTGCATGGGATTTTATTGATGATGAATCGGGCGCAATTGTGGAAACTTACGACGTGGATACGTTCGCCGCAGCACTTAATGGAATTTTAACATTGAATACTAGATCTCTCAATAAGTTTAAGCTTAAAAGCAGAGAAAACTTCAACAAATTCAATGACGACGCCCGGATAAGCAGCGTGTGGGAGGAGGTTTTGGGTACCCCATGATCACATATACGCAATTAGGAAATTTTGGTAGGCTGGGCAACCAGCTTTTTCAATATGCTGCGTTGAGGAGTGTATCATTAGAAACCGGATATGAGATGAAGATCCCAGATCCGGAGCAGGTTGTGTGGCAAAACCAACGTTGTCAGCTTACAGAGTTTAACATTGGGTGTGATTTCCTGACTGACGAAGATTACCGCTCTCTAAGATTCCGTTTTACAGAACCTCACCACGCTGCGTATTGGCCTCAGGTATTTCAGATAGGCGATAACACCGATCTTGCGGGGTATTTTCAAAATTATCAATACTTTGCTAAACACGAAAAAACTGTTCGTGCTGATTTACGGTTGAGAAAAGAGTTAGATGAATATGCAGAGGAATACCTAGCAAGCCTCAAGACCAGGAATGAGAAGATCGTGAGCGTGCACATACGCCGCGGCGATCTAACAGATGGCACTAATCCTGATTACGCAAACTATTATGGACCTGCAGATACGTTGTCTGAAGAGAGCATTTTTGGCAGATATTTCTTTAAAGCCATTGAACAGTTTGATAATATTAATTGTAGATTCTTGGTATTTTCAGGAGGCAGCCGCGCAGGAATGAGTAATAACCAAACAGATATTGCTTGGTGCAAGCAGAATTTGGACGAAGGCAGATTTTTGTTTTGTGAGGAGCAAACAGATATACAGGATTTTGCAATTATGAAGAATTGTGATCATCATATAACCACACACATGACCTCTTTTGGTTATTGGGCTGCATTCCTAAATGAAAAAGAAGGTAAGAAAGTGATTGCACCAAAAAATTATACTGTACCTGATGACGGAAGAGTAGAAAACGGGTTTTACCCCGATAGATGGGAACTAGTATGAATGGACTGAAAACGGAAATTTCCAAATGGTTGCAGGATTACCTAGAGCAGAGCGGGTTAAGTTGTTTTGTGGTCGGTGTTTCAGGAGGTGTAGATTCTGCTGTTGTTTCCACTCTGTGCGCTCAAACTGGATTAGAGACACTTGTCTTAAATATGCCAATAAACTCTAAACCAGTCAATACTAGCTTGTCGGAACTACACTGCCAGGAGTTGACAGAGAAATATGTGAATGTGTCTTCTTTGAAGATCGATGCTACCGACGCGTTTGATTCTTTCCTTACCGGCGTCACGGACCACCTTGGTACGAGCAAGTTAGCTGAGGCTAATTCGAAGGCGCGCATGAGAATGATGATACTTTACTTCGCCGCGGCAAATAACAAAGGAATCGTGGTTGGTACCGGGAACAAAGTGGAGGACTTTGGCGTTGGTTTTTACACCAAATACGGAGACGGGGGTGTGGACGTAAGCCCGATAGCAGACCTTACAAAAACTCAGGTACGACGACTGGCGAAAGAACTGGAAGTGAACCCAAGGATCATAGCAGCGCCTCCCACTGATGGCCTGTGGGAAGATGACAGGACTGACGAAGAGCAAATTGGGGCGTCTTATGAAGAGTTGGAATGGGCTATGGAAACCGAAAAAGCCCCAGAGGATATGACGGGAAGGGAGAAAGAGGTTCTTGAAGTCTACAGACACTTCAACAAAAGGAATTCCCATAAGATGAACCCGATTCCAATTTTCAGGTTGAATGTATAATGCCTATGTTGATGGAAGAGATCAAGGACTATTGGAATAAAAGGCCTTGCAATATCAAGCATTCGGATAAGAATATCGGCACCAAAGAATATTTCGACGAAGTTGAAAAAAGAAAATACTTTGTCGAGCCGCACATCCCCCAATTTGCAGAGTTTGAAAAATGGACGGCTAAAAATGTTTTAGAAATTGGGTGTGGCATTGGTACCGATAGCATAAACTTCGCTCGAAATGGTGCCAACTTAACAGTTATCGAGTTATCTCAAGAGAGCCTAGATCTGTGCAGGAAGAGATTTGACGTGTACGGGCTACAGGCGAACTTTATTCTAGGAAATGCAGAGAACTTGTCAGAGCTATTAGAGAATAACAAGATTAAAGACAAGTTTGACCTTGTTTATTCATTTGGTGTTATACACCACTCTGAGTATCCACAAAAGATAATAGACAGCGCCCACAGAGTGTTGAAGAAGAGTGGAGAACTTCGGCTAATGGTTTATGCTAAGTATAGCTTTAAGTTGTTTGATTTTATGTATCAAAGCGAAACAGTTGATTTTTCCAAGTCCAACGAAGTTATACAGTACTATGCTGAAGCGCAATTAAATTGTCCAAGAGCAATAACATACACGCGTTCCGGGATGGAAAAGATGCTCTCGGATTTTGAAATTTTGGAACTAAGAAAGGACCACGTTTTTAAGTTTGATATACCAAATTATATAAATAAAAAATATGTGGTGAGGGATGAGTTTAAGAACATGACCTCTTTTCAATATAAAGAGATGTGCGAAGAGATAGGTTGGCATTTTTTAGCGAAATGTAGGTTGAAATGAGTATGAAAAATATATCGGTTATTGGCATTGGAAAATTGGGAATATGTTTTTCCTTGACTCTGGAGAAGGCTGGCTATAACGTCTTAGGTGTTGATATTAGCCAAGAATACATCGATAAAGTAAACTCAAGAACACTTAATAGTGATGAAGAAGGGGTCGAAGAACTTTTACGGAGCTGCAAAAATTTTAAAGCTTCAACGAGTGTCGAAGAAGCGCTACGGTTTTCTGATTTAATCTTTGTAATCGTGGCCACCCCCTCTTTGGATAACGGTAGATACGATCACTCCCAAGTAGATTCTGTTGTTGAGAAGGTAAAGTCTTATGGCACCGTGAGCAACAAGCATTTTGTTGTTTGCTGCACTGTGATGCCTGGATACTGCGAAAGGGTTACTGAAGAGATCAGCCAATATGGTTACACAGTTAGCTATAACCCAGAGTTTATAGCGCAAGGTACAATTATCAAGGACCAGTTAAACCCGGACATAATACTGATAGGAGAAGGAACCAAACAGGCAGGGGATTCAATACAACAGGTCTACGAAAAGGTTACTAAGAGTGGACCAAAGTTTAATAGGATGTCGTGCACTGAGGCGGAGATAACCAAGATTGCACTAAACTGCTTCTTAACAACCAAGATATCCTATGCTAATATGGTCGGTGACATCGTTAAGAGTTACGATGGAGATCCGAAAGTTGTTTTAAAAGCGATTGGTGGTGATAGCAGAATAGGTTCTAAATACCTAGGTTACGGCTATGGGTATGGAGGGCCTTGTTTTCCAAGAGACAATCGTGCTTTTGCCCTCTGTGCAAAAGACAAAGATATGAGCGCCCTTATAAGCATAGCTTCAGATGAGGTTAACGAGCGGCATCTAGATTTCCAAATAGAGGAGTTCGTAAAAAACAATGACAACGATGAACAGATAGTGTTTGAGTGTGTGACTTACAAACCGCAGTCGACAATGATTATCGAGTCCCAGCAGCTAGCTTTCGCAGCCGGGGTAGCCAGAAGAGGCTTCAACGTAAAGATTAGAGAAAGAAAAGCAGTTATTCAGAGTGTTTCTGAAAAATATGGCAACTTGTTTGAATATGAGGAGAGATAAGATGAGCAAGAGAATACTAGTTTGTGGCGCTGGCGGCTTCATTGGGGGAGCCATGGTAAAGCGGTTGAAATCAGAAGGTCATTGGGTTCGTGGCGTCGATGTCAAAGAACATGATTATTTCAACTGCGCTGAAGTTGCGGATGAGTTTATCCTTGGAGATCTTAAAGACCCGCGATTGTGTGATGAGGTGGTCTCGGAGGATATTGATGAGGTATATCAGTTTGCCGCAGACATGGGCGGTGCAGGGTTTATCTTTACAGGGGAGAACGACGCAAATATAATGCACAACTCTGCATTGATTAATCTTAACATTGTGGGTCAGTGCGTGGATAAGGGTATAAAAAGAGTATTTTATTCCTCGTCTGCCTGTATGTATCCCGAATACAATCAAATGGATCCGGACAATCCCAAATGTGTTGAGGATTCGGCCTACCCGGCGTCACCTGATAGTGAATATGGGTGGGAAAAGCTTTTTAGCGAGCGTCTTTATCTGGCTTTTGCTAAGAACTACGGTTTAACAGTGCGGATAGCACGCTATCATAACATTTTTGGCCCGGAAGGGACATGGGACGGCGGCCGTGAAAAGGCCCCCGCCGCTTTCTGTAGAAAGGTCGCCCTTGCGCCTGATAGCACACAGATCGAAGTGTGGGGGGATGGTAAACAAACTCGGTCCTTTCTTTATATTGATGAATGCCTTGATATGACGCGCCGTCTAATGGACTCTGATTTTGTGGGCCCCGTGAATATTGGTTCTGAGGAGATGATTGCCATCAATGAGTTCGCGAGGATGGCCATTGAAATATCCGGCAAGGATTTGGGGATAAAAAACATTCCAGGCCCCGAGGGAGTCCGTGGTCGCAACTCGGACAACACTTTATTCACTGACAAAGTCGGACCGATAGAGGCGCAAGCACTACGAGTGGGAATGGAAAGAACCTATAAGTGGATTTCCGACCAGATTGAAAAGTAGTGAACAAATTTAAAAAAAACAGTATAATAGAGAGATGAAGCTAGTAGTAATAACAGGGTGTGCGGGCTTTATTGGCTCGTACGTGACGAAAGCATGCTTAAAGCGTGGCTGGCAAGTATATGGAGTAGATAATTTTACATATGCTGGCAGCCGCCAATTCATAGACAAGATGAAGAAGAAGTATGACAATTTCTTTTTCAAAGAGAAAGATATATGTGATCTCAAACATATCCCTGATTGTGATTATGTCATCAATATTGCTGCTGAGACTCATGTTGGCAACAGTATCGTAGATAGCACAAATTTTATCAGATCCAATATAGACGGCGTTAAGAATTTGTTAGACTTAATAAAGGTTAAGCCCAATAACGTCCAGCAACCACCCATCTTTTTCCATTTTAGTACTGATGAAGTGTATGGTGATATCACCGAAGGGGAACACGTTGAGGAGGATTTGTTAAACCCTAGCAATCCCTATTCTGCGTCAAAAGCGTCGGCCGATCTACTTATAAAGGCTTGGGCCCGGACCTACGGTATAAAGTACGTTATCCTGAGACCCACTAACAATTACGGTATAAGACAATATCCAGAGAAGCTGATTCCTTTGTCCGTTAAACTTTTGCGACGCTCAAAGAAGATTAGACTACACAACAGCGGTGAGCCGATCCGGAATTGGTTACACGCTAGAGACACAGCTAGCGCTGTTTTGGCTATAATTGATTCTGGCAAGAGCGATCAGATTTACAACGTGGCCGGCGGCTTCGAACAAACCAACCTTGAAACAGTTCAAAAGATCATTATGGCTTACTACAGAGATGAACCATCTCAACCTTTAATGTGGGAGGACTGTGTGGACTTCTCGTATTCTAGAAAAGGACAAGACGTCCGGTATGCCTTGAATGATGATAAGCTTCGCAAGTTGGGCTGGAAGCCAGAGATCAATTTTGACAAGCAAATAGAACAGATTGTCAAGTTCTATAAAAAAACATTTACATGGTAAAAAGGAAAAATAATGAAACTATCTAACCAAGCAATGGGCGCCGTAATGATGGCGTTGCAAAAGTCTTTAATGGAGCAAAGTGATATCGTACCTACACTGAAGGACTTTGATTTCACAAATTCTGAGGAAGGACTTGTTGTCACGAATCCGCCTTTGGTAAAGTTCGATGACGAATTCGACGACGCTTTACACGAAGCTGCTACGGATGAGCCGATTGAGGATTAATGCCTCGGTACGACTATAGGTGTACTAAGTGCGAGAAAATACTCGAAGCAATCTTACCAATTGGTGAAAAGCCACAGTTGTGCAGTGAGATAAGTAAGTGCTCCGAAAAGGGCTCGATCACTAAAATATTTAGCGTCCCGAAGATTTTCCGCCCAGAAACAAACGATACCTCTGGTACTCGGGTCAGGCGCTTCATTGAAGACTCACGTGACGAACTGAAAGAACAAAAGAGAGATATGACCTCGCAGGAATATGTGGTTGAACCCAATGAATGAAATTTATTTATATATAGCTATAGCCTTGAGTGCAACAGCCAACGCGTTTTTGCTATGGTATCTATACCAGATGCTAACAAAGTATGGTTTTTTAAATACCAATATCGGTAATTTAAGATATAATATTATTGCATACGGCTCTCATCTTAAAAAGATATACGAATCAGAAACATTTTACGGTGAGCCTACGCTAGAGAGACTCCTAATACATAGCCGTGAAATTAAGGAGAACATTGAAGATTTCTGCAGAGTCTTTAACATAGAAGATGAGGAGGAGTTTGCGGAGTGGGAGTGGTATCAATATGGGACCGATCAAGAGGAGGGCTCCGATGCCGAAGAAGAGAACTAAAAGGTACTACTTTACAGAGGAGCATGAAAAGGCAGTTGTTCGGTACGCCTCGACAGAAAGTTTAGAGGTGCGCACAGAGCTCTATATACACTATATCGAACCCGCCTTTAGTGAGATGGTGGACAAGATTATTTATACTTATAAATTTACAAGTTTACCAAATATCGAAAGCCTAAGTGACGAGTGTAAAATATGGCTAACAACAATTCTGGACAAGTACGACCCAAACCGTGGCTCCAAGGCGTTCTCTTACTTTAGTGTTATTACAAAAAATTGGTTTATTCATAAGGTAAAGAAGACCGCACAACAAAACAAGCGCGAAGTTTACTTCGAGGACATATCAAAGAATCTAGAGCATACTCATCTATCTGCCGCGATTGAGTACCCCGCTGACCGCGAGAGAGACGAATTTTGGGAACATCTGTGGGAAGAGATTCAAGGTTGGGATGTCGGTCCCAATATGAAAATAAACGAACGAAAGGTTTTTGAGGCTGTAAAAATACTGCTTTCTAACTCCGATGATATTGAAATTTTTAATAAAAAGGCTATTTACTTGTATATGAGAGAATTGACGGGCCTGAACACAAAACAGGTCGTTAACAATCTCAATAAGATGCGAGAAAAATACCGAGTATTCAAGAAGAAATGGGACGCAGGAAAGATCTAGATCTAGAAGACAGGCTAGAAGAGGCCGTGGATAATGTGAGAAGGGACAGGAATGTCGTCAATTCACTTTTGGCTGATTTGATTATGTATATGAAAAAGGATACATCTGCTCACAAAGACTGCGGCATGATTGCATCTAAATATGTTGAAACCCTCCAACGATCCAATGAACAGTTAGTTAAGATTACGAACCTTCTTTATAAGAAAGATAGCGTTGTTCAAGGCTTTACTGATTTAGACAAGGATGCGCTCTTTGATCTTATTAGGGAAGATGAAGATTCGCCTGAGGGCGACTGATGGGACAGAGAAACAGGAATTCAACCGGTAAGGATAATCTTCCCTTTTATCAGACTAATCCTAACCTGGCACCTGATTTAGTTCTCATTGATACTGATAACATCACTGAAATCACATATTTACGAGAATTAGTTCAAAAAGAGATTAATCCCAACCTGATTGATAAAGCCGGCAATTCGTTTAGTGCTTATGTTGTGCGCTATAACGATTCGACTATGGACACAGCTGGCAATACGTGTGGTCCTGTGGGAGGTAAAGGAATTATATCAAGTACAGAGGAAGGCCCACCGGAACTGCCCCCTAACACTGTTAATGCTATAATACCAGAACTGTGTATTGGGCTGCCGCTTCCGAATCGAACAGTGCAAGCCACAACACAACCCACAATCTCTGATTTATGCAATCAGAACCTTGCAGCCGCCGAGAAGTTGTGTAATGTAGCTCCTGTATTTGAGATTCCCAATAGTTTTTCTGAAACTATCCGTCCTGGTAATTTTGTACAAGTGAGCCTTTACGATAAGAAGTTTCCTTCTCGCGGCGGAACCGTACTTGACGTAGTGAAAAACAAGAATGGTGAAGTGATCATGAACCCACTTGTATCACGCTCCGCGAGAGCCCTGCAAGTTACTGAATGTTCTACGCCTTCAGGTGCCGGGAAAGACGCAACTGGGGATAACCCTCATCCTCCCACAGATACGCCGTTACCCCCTGGCGTCGAGGCTCATGGCGACCTCATTATCGTCAAGAAATACGGGTTGTTGGATAAGTTTCTTGAGCGTCGAAAGCGCCCGTTGCCACAATCAATCGTTTATCACATGACCGGCGCCCCCGCGAATTGGCAAGGAACGGTGAGGGTATTGAATGAGAGAAAAGTCTCAACACACTATGAAATTGATCGCAAAGGGATTGTGTATGAATATCTAGATCCTAGTGAGTTTATAGCTTACCATGCAGGCCGCGGCAATAATACTCTTTCTATCGGAATAGATATGAGTCACAATCCCCGGGTTCGTGAGAATAGTTGGCCCGAAAAACAAATTAAGTCTGCAAAAATGCTAACGGCATATCTTTGCAAGAGATTTTCAATTGCGCCTAGTGTTGCGCCGCCTCGCTGCGGGCCCCCTACTACACGTCAAGGGTGGCCAAGTGGATTTAGCCAAGAAGGGGACTGTGAAAAAAGCAAGAAAAAAGTCCCCCAGTTGATAAAAGAAGGCTACACTCTGTTGCGCCACGCCAATTGTACTTCAAGGCCGTGCCCTCTTGACTTTCCTATTCATTTAATGGTGCCTACGGCTGCTGAAGTAAGCGCCGTCGCCGTGGCCGATGAAACAGTCCCCCCTGAGGATGCTTGTACTGCCGGTAACCAAGACGCGCGCAAGCATGCAGCTGCACCTCGCCCACAAGGCGCCGGAGGTAAGATATTATGAGCACCCAAGAAAAGGCTGTCAAGCCCCCTAAAAACGCCGCAATCAAGGAGCATAATAAACAACAAACCGAGTGTGGTGATGAGGGGTATAAAAGAAATGTGTTTTGCGGAGCAGGCCCCGCCGGTCCGAGCCCCACTTATGTTGAGAGAGATTGCGAAAACAAGCCTCCCCTCAAGAATAATTACGGATCTTACATCTGTTTAACCAAAGATAATATGGGTCCGAGAAAACATGGATACGGGGGCAAAGGCGACACCAATTGTGCTGCCATTGATTTGGTTGTGGGAAGAGGTGCGTGCAAAAATGTTGGTAACGACAAAGCGGTCGATCCGCTTCCGATGGATGACGCAGCCCGTATATACATCTCTGAAAAATCGGATATTGATGAATACTTTAGGCTTCCGAATGGGGGAATCGGGAATGCAAAAACACGCTCAGCAGTTCTCATTAAGGCCGACGGAATCAGGGTGATCGGCAGAGAAGGCATAAAGTTGGTAACCGGAGTAGCCACAGCCGAAGAAAGAAATTCACAAACGGGCGAATGCGCCCGGCATGGTATCGAACTAATTTCAATGTATGAAGATGGCTTGGACAAAAATGGGGTCCCACTCCTGCAACCACTCGTCAAAGGTGATAATCTAGTTGCAGCCCTGAACAAGATCGTGGCCGATATCGATTCGTTGGGAGAGTTGGTGGGCCACTTTTTAAGCTCTCAAGTTGAGTTTAACGCGACGGTGGCAAACCACATACATATTAGTCCTTACTTTGCCGCTCCATCGATAGCAACGCCGATGACAACGGTAGCGGGCATTCTCCAAATGAAGCATCAGGTAGGAAAGTCTATCCCAGATTTGGTTAAAAATAAGCTCATGTTTAAAAGTGTAAAAACTAATTACTTAAGCCCTTCTGGTACCAAGTACATTCTAAGCCCTATGAACAAGACAAACTAAGATGACAACAAAGTTAGGCGATTTATTACCAAAACCAGGCGCCCCTGGCGAAACCTGGACTAGGAGTGAACAAGCTTCTTGGGAAGCAGCGGGTTCTCCTGCGCCCGACACGTATGCATACGCCGAGTGGCTCCATGCTAGTGCCACCACTGAAGAAGACTTCGCCGCCGCCGATCTCGCCCTCGCCCTTAGATCGGCTGACAAAGGCGGTAACATCGCTGCTCTGCTGGAGCAAGGATTTAAGCCAGGTGAGCGCAATCATACGTATTACAAATTTGTATCAACGAACACGCTCAACGCCGCGAAAACCCGGTTTCAGGAGCAAAACGGGCCCATCACCGGCTCAGGAGGCTTTATCGAAGAGAAACTGCTTATCGACCCAGAAGCCTCAATCAATTTTTTAGAAAACACGTATGCTATAGCAGAAAGTTCTTTTGAGGGGCAGGTGTATACCCGCTTGGCGAATGGTGAGATCGATGTAGCAGAATCTATTGGTGGTAATCCGCTCCCTGCATTACCTGCGTTTATGTTCCCAACACCCACCGCCATTCTTGCGGCATCAGGTAGCCAGATTGCGGCCGCTATTGCGGCAGTGCAGGGCACAAGCCTAGCCCAATATAAAGAGAAAGAATGGACACCCCGGCTAAGCGAGAAACCCTTTGAGTGGTGGAACACGCCCGTTTACGAACCGTGGGTAGATACAGATTACAATACTTATAACATAGCTATTACCGCCGATGGCAAACAGACCTTACCATATTTCAGTGATTCGGTGGGTTTGGCTACCGCAGCCGCCACAATTAACATTGATGCATACTTACGAGGCACAGTAGACATCAAGCCGGGCCCAAACGTAACCCCAGAAACATATGAGGAACTATTATTTAAGGGCATCAACGAGGAGCTGAGGCTCGACCCTCCCCAGATGCCGCCCGTTGATTTTATTAAGATGGCAGCGGTTGACAAATTACTACAATATTTTGACAAACAAGGCATTGGGAATTTCGACGTTGTTGATGCGCTAGCTAATAAAGCGGTTGTGTCTGATTATGCGCCAGGTCCTCGTGGCGCGGTCTTTAAGGTTACCATTCACCGTGTTTATATAGACATGATTGATAAGAACATCCGTGACAAGTTTGCATATGAAACGTTGTTTGGGCACGGCTCTTATTACAACTATTTCTGGGAACAAGATATATGGTTAACAATATTCCAGAAAAATTTGGCCAACTTTAAACAAACCATGACTGAACTGGATGCGGAGTTGCGGGGCTGGAAGGCTCAAGGGAACATAACCGAACCAGAGGACTTTTCCTTTTCTCAAGAATATGATAATTTTGAGGCATTTATAAAGGTCAACCAGAAATCCGATACAAAACTGGGCGGCGCCGTTGGCAATTATATGCGTGAGAATGAGGTGGGTTCTGCCCCTCCCATCCAACTTAAAATAGTCTATGACGATAAATACTTATTAAAGGGCCTTACAGCAGTCAATAAAGATTTCAGCGAGATGCCTCTATTTGTAGGGTTTGAACGGTTTGCCAACCTCCCAGCTTCTTCAGCAAAGAACGTTTCTTATTTGGCAAACATGTCGAGTATCGTAGATGCTCAGCGTAATAAAAAAGGGTTTGTATCCATAGCCAAACAATATATTGTGCCTCGACCGAAGTTCATTGAATTTATGGAAGCTGAGGAGTCTCCAGGGATAAAAAGCTTTCAGGAACTCCAGAGAGAAGATAAGATGCTCCAGGATCCGATCATACGTTCACAAGTATATGAACGTGCCAAGAAACGCAAATACAATCCAGGTGATCCTACTTTTACTTTTTTGGATCGCACTGTTGAGCACATAACTTCGATTGGCGGCGCTTACGACGTATTTTTAAATCGTTACGGTCTTGAATGGGTTGCAAAGCAGATCCTCGAATGTTTGATGAATATCGTAGGCTTGGGCTTCACATGTGAGACGAGACTGCAGATGGTCTTAGAACACTTGGGCGTTGAAGAGTTCCGTGCTAAAGTCCTGGTACCATATACACAGTGGGCGTCTAGTGTTGGGGGCCAGGTCGTAAGTTCCTACATGAATACCTACACTGGCGTGGGCCAGACGATTAACCAGCTTGCTCGCTTCAAAGAAGAGGATTACTATTTTAATCTTTATTTACTTGAGAATCCACCACCTGAACAGACACCAGAAGACCGTCGGCTCTTGCTATTGGCAAATAAAGAACTTGCACAAGAGATCCAAGGTCTAAGAGATACTCAAAAGGATTATCGGAACCACGCCGGCGCCTTCGTAGATTCGGCACAATACTTTGAGCGACTTAGCGATGTCTTCACGATTGACGAATTATGCGAGGTGCTGCGCGAATTACTTGATGCTATTATAGAGTTTTTAACTAATCCTGAATTTACATTGTCGGATTTCAAGTTTCCAAGACTTGTTCCCACCTTAGACTTACCTGAGAAGTTCCCCACAATAAATTTGTTTGAGGCGATTGCTCGCGTAGCCGAAGAGGCTGTGTGGACAGCGCTTGAGCAAATAGCGGTGAAAGCCACTTTGAAAATACTCGGCTTGATATCGAAAATTTGTAATGATTTGAAGTTGACAGTTAATGTTGGGTGGCCGTTTGATGAAGACTTTATTCCCTCTGATAACCCTTCCATCCCTCTGTCCAAAGACGATTTAAGAAACTTGCTGAATGATTTGTTTGGCGACACAGAAACACCCGCTTCGTTAATGGGGCCGCTAAACGAATTGTTGGGAGCCTTCGACGGAGAAACGGATCTTGTTACCGCACTAGAGAATATTTTAGACCAGATTACCAGCCAAATTAGTAGTGCAGAGTTGTGCCAATTGATTGGAGGAACTGCGGGGATAGAGTTATTAAGAAAAGTCAAGGCAGCCTTTGATGAGGTCCCGGTTCTTAAAAATACGTTCACGGACACCGACAGGATAGCGCAGTTCTTTAAGGCAGCCGGCCAACTTGTGAGCCCAGATTTTTGTGATGCACTATTGAACATTGATGATGCAATGATTGAAGACCTGTGCGATCTTCCTCCCGGGACACTCTTCGACGCGTGGCAGCAGCAAAACTCTGCAGCAGGAGGCCCTGGCTCCGGAGGTACCTCGGCCGACCAGTTAAGAGACGAACTTAAAGACTTGATGGACGAGTTGGCTAAGCAGTTAGCAAATGACGGCAACCATAACGATGCAGTTGCACCCCTTATTGACGAATGCACCCCTCCCCCTCCTGCCCCGGGCGAACCTGCAGCCCCCGGAGCACCCCCACCGGTTGTCGATTGGAAGAGAGTACCAGTAATAGAAAACGCCAACAATGTTGCCATCGATACGTTTTATCACGATGTTAATGCACGCTGGTCTCACGGCGCCCCGCAGCTGTTGAAAGCTTTAACGAGTCCAGAACTTGTTGTTAATTACGATCCTAATGGCCCGGTGGAGGACGGGGTACCAATAACCTGGACTAACCATGTTCAGCGTGTTTATATGTTCACACACGAGGATGATGCCTGGGTTGAACAGATGTTTCAATTATACCGAGATGGGATCGAAGAAAAGGCAAATGAGTTCGTCCGCTTTGGCGGCCCTTGGTGGCCACCTATTATGCCTGCAGGTCACACTACAGTCACAAACGACAACGCCTCCGCAACTCCTGCAGACCGCCTCACACCCACCGACGCCGACCGGAACGCCCTCGCCGCAGCCGGAGTCGACCAGGAACTGATTACTGAGCACATCCGTAAGTGGCTGGCGTGGTCGAAGATGGACGAAGTGCGCAACTCGGCCGGTGATACCTTTGTTCAAATGGGTTTACCCGGTCAGCTACCACCAAGCATGGCCAACGGTGGTCTTTCCGCCTTGATGTCTCTTGTCGGGTGGTCGACGATGATTGAGAAGGTTAGGGAGAATTTCCCCCCGGGGATAGTAGCACCACCAGTTCGAACCATACAAACTCGTCCAGGAAACGCTGGCCCATACACTATTTTAGATTTAGCTTCGACCTTTTTGTCGCTTGTGCCAGGCCTAGATGGTAGCATCATAGAGTTCCCTAGTCACTTAGATTACGGCAGTCGGCTAGAAGGACAAACAATAATTTATACCGTCACTTCTCCCCGGGCCGAGGGACTGGTGCCCATAGATAAATTTCGCAATCTCGCAGCCGGAAACGCCCGGTTCTCTTTGTACGAAGCTGTGGGTTATGGTGTGGGGGAGGGCATCCCCTACAGCAGCGAACTTCAAACAAATAGGACAACGCTCGCAAGCACTCTTGATTTTAAGTATCCGGCTAAAGACTTTGTTAACACTCTATCAAACAAAGCAAAAGACGGCTTCCGGCCGAATGCAGGTCTAATTAACCCAACCATCTCGGGCTTGCGCATAAATTCGTCCCCCCATGTTTCGGTCCTGGATTTGGTTGACGACGCTAATGAGTATGACGCATTTCAGCTGAAATATGAGCGCACCGTGACTGCAGAACAGCATAGAGTAGACGGACAGAGACAGGCCTTCGGTGTTCCAGGCAGTCTCACAGCGGTTGAAAAATATGAAACAGTTTATCAGGATTACTATAAAGATCCGAGAGCCTCATCTCTAAGCAAGACCCTTCTATTTATAGACTTTTTGGGCGATGCTATAAAAAGACATATTCCTACTGAGGTTGATCCTGTGGCCACCGCTCAGGCGGGCCATGGTGAGGAAGTAGGAGCGTTGTACACTCGGGCTGTGTCGGGAATGATGGGGAATGTTTTCCAGAACATGATTTTTTCAACAAACGGGGCCCCAAACCCGTTTTTCGCAAGTCCAGCAGAGTTGTCTAGTTTGGAGGTTATTCCATCTTCAAACCAGAGAGTGCAGCGAGCCCGCGGAGTTGTACCTGTCGAAGTCCAGGCGCCCGACAACAGTGTTTCACGCGTTTTTGTGAAGATGGGCTCTAAAGAGGCGAACGAAATTGCAGCACTCCCTGGTTATGATGGGCCTGACATAGGCGCCTCGGCCCCACGTGGTGATCTTCTTTCGCTCGATACGATTAAAGAGAAGGTTAAAAACGACTTTCTCTCCAGTCCCTTTTGCGAAGACCCGGATGATCCCTTTGCCAACAAAGATCTCTCTCAACTTGAAACCGCAGCTATGGCCGGCGTTGTTTACTTAATCTTACGTGTTTATACTTTAGAGTTTCTGTTGAAGATAGCCCCTGTTTTGGTTAATTTTAGAATTAGCGACATGTTCAAATCAAATGTGGTGCCATTGTACATTGTCCAAAACCTCAAGAGTGATATCAGTCAAGATGACGTCTATTACTGTGAGTTTAAAAAAGGCGTTGATAAAATTATTGGTGATATGGGAAAGAGTGGGGAGAGCTTTAGGGACCCGGTGATGGATGTTGAGATTGATCTTTCCGACGCCGCGGCTTTTGAGGAAAAGTTAGTTTTCTTATTAAAAAATCAGGTTTTGGAACTTGAAAGAGAGTACAATTATATTATCGACTCTCACAAAAAGGCGCGCCAACGGGCTCACGCTGGTGTAATACCCCCAGAGTGGGAGGGGGTGCACCATAAAAGTATAGCTGAGTCGATTGTTGATTTCACGCAGGCCGGCACCTCTATACACGATGTGCCCCCTTCTTATTTTTATAGGCCCGCCCGGTTTGATGATACCTATGAACCGGCAGTTGGTACCTTTTATTTTGAAAGGTACATGAGAGTCGTGGATAACGAGAATTCTGAAGGTTTGTGGGGTACAGCATTGAAAGTGCGCCGCGGCGGAGCCGACAGTCGTCGAAATAGCGGTAGAATAGTACCACCGGGCGCCTCGGAGGGTCATTTTGGTAATGCGACTCGTAATCAATTTTTTGATTTTGTTGGAAATGCTGACTTGCAAGATGTGGTTAACTACAATGCCTGGCAAGATTTTATGGGGGGCCAAGGCCTCGCTCTGCATGGCGGCCCCCAAGGTACCACGGTAGGTGGTTACTTCAATAAGTTGGCCTATGGTGTACGTCTTGTATACGTGGCCCGGGATGACGAGGATCTAAGCACCATTCAGAGCCTATTCCCGGATCTACAGCCAACGGAGCATGGTCAGTTAACCAATGCTGGCACCAGGTCGGCCATACGAGAAAAGGCTTTTTTGGTGACAGAGGTGGGAGACCCAGATCTCGAACGTCTCTCTCGTGGCCAAGAAGGACAAAACCGTTTGGCATCGTCTACCTTCCGACGTATTGTGATTCCATTAGCTTCACAAGAGATGGAGATCCCGTTAGATTTTGAATGGACACACGAAGTGAGGGATGTTGAGAGATATCGACACCAGTTGCCCAACGGAGACACCTTGTGGGAAACTCTCCAGCAACAAGTGATCGACGGCGAAGACTACAAACGACTGATGGAATACATAATGGCAGCAGACCGAGTATTTGGTACATCTTTTATATTTGCTGAATCCTTTGTTTCTAATAAGTATTACAAAACAGACAAAGCATTCAAGGGGTTGAAGGCGGCATTGAGATTGTTGTATTTGTTGATGATTGACGAGAGTCCCTTTGGGAACAAGGCCGGCCGCTGCGATTCAGATTGGGGCATCAGCTTAACCGGTATTGATTGGGAGAGTCTACTGGACGATATGGGCTTCAGTGCCATAGACGTCGTTTTCGATACAATTTTGGCAGCGGTGTTGGCCATCCTGCAGTTGGCTGGCTCAATGTTGGACCCATTTGGGCTGATGAAACTCATCTTGTGCCCGGTGATACCTACAGACGGAACTTTTGGCGGTCTAGGGAACCGCATCAAGAAGGAGTGGGATTGTCCGGACTTCCCATCACTTCCGCCATGGCCAGAGTTTGACGATAACTCATGCGACCCCACATCGAACAAGGAAATTGATGAGGAATGTAAAGTAGAAGTACCTGACTATTTCTCGGTCGAATAATAGGGAATAATATTTTAGTTGAAATATTTACTAACATCAAGAGGACATTAATATGGCTTTTATATCACCAGCACTGCCGTTTGAGAGGGACACCGAAGACGGTTATGTGATGAACACAACTTTGACGCAAGTATTTAAACAAAATTTAAAAAATCTAATTCTCACCGCCCCTGGTGAACGGATGATGGACCCAACCTTTGGCGTAGGACTCCGAAACTACCTGTTTTCTCAAAACTCATATGCGCTTGAGGAAAATTTAAGGTCTCGTATCAACCAGCAGGTCCGCAAGTATATGCCCTTTATTAAGTTAAGCGCGGTCAATATCGGCTTCGATGACACAACTCAGTTGTTGTCGATCTCTATCGAGTACCATATACCTGGAATAAACATAAAAGACAGGTTTGAGGTGACCAATTCAACTGTAAGAAATACCGGATTTCAAACTATTTAGGGTGGAGAGGAAAAGTTAATGCCAAAGAAGAAAGTCGCTGTCAGTTATACTAGTAGAGATTTTGTATCAATAAAAAATGAATTAGTACAATACGCGAAGAGATACTATCCTGACACCTTTAGAGACTTCAATGAAGCCGGCTTTGGTTCATTACTCCTAGACACAGTGGCCTATGTGGGAGACATGCTCTCCTTCTATGTTGATTATCAGGCAAACGAGTCGTTTTTATCAACCGCATTAGAGTACGACAACATTATCAAGCTTAGCAAACAGCTGGGCTTCAAGTTGGATTTGGCGCCTTCGTCCGTGGGCGTGGCCTCTTTCTATATTATTGTGCCAGCCAACACTATCGGCACCGGCCCAGATACAAGCTATCTGCCAGTTTTAGAGAAAGGTAGTGAATTTATGACCGCCGACGGCCGCGGCTTTATTCTTAATGAGGACGTCAATTTTGCCAATACGCGGTTTGTAGCTGGAAAAGTCTCGGCGCGCCAAGATCCTGATACTGGCAATACAACCTATTTCGCCATCAAAGCGTACGGACAGGTAATGTCAGGTCAACTTGTACGCGAAACCGCACAAGTGGGAACATTTGAGAAATTCAAGAGAGTTAGGATCTCGGGCAACAACATCACCGAAATTATCTCTGTGACCGATTCGGACGGTAATGAATATCATGAAGTTGATTATCTTTCTCAGGACGTAGTCTATAAATCATTAAAAAATAGGGGTACGAATGCAGATTCTGTACAATCGTTGTTGACCGCAGTACCCGTCCCTCGACGCTTTACAGTGGAGCGCCAGCGTACTCAGGTATATCTTCAGTTTGGTTTCGGATCCGATTCAGAATTAACTACAAAGTCTGTGGCAGATCCGAGCAACGTTGTGCTGGATGTGCACGGAAAGGACTATTTCTCTGACAAGACTCTAGACCCAAACAACCTGATTGCAACAGACAAGCTCGGAGTGGGTCCCTCCAACACTACGCTGACAGTTGTCTATAGAGTAAACAACAGTTCAAACATGAACGTTGCCCCGACAGCACTAGACACTGTTGCTAATCCCTCGTTTCGTTTTCCCAACTTTGCAAGCCTTTCGGCAAACGCCGCAACGGCGGTCATGAATTCGCTAGAGGTTTCGAACGAAGATTCAATTGTGGGTAGTATTTCATACCCTACCTCAGAGGAGTTGAAGCATCGTGCTTTTTCTCACTTTGCAACCCAGAATCGAGCGGTGACGAAGCAGGACTATATAAGCATGATATACAATATGCCGTCTGATTTGGGGGCTATCAAGCGTTGTAATATAGTGCAAGACAAAGATTCATTCAAGAGGAATCTAAATTTGTATGTTATTTCGGAAGACTCTTCTGAGAAACTTGTTGAAACTAACTCAACTATCAAACAAAATTTAAAAAATTGGTTAGCTAGTGTTAAGATGGTCAATGATACTATAGATATACTAGACGCACGTCTGGTTAATCTGGGTATTGAATTTGTGGCGATTGCAGACGTGGAAGCAAACCGATTTGATGTGTTGAAAGATGTTCAGGACGCCTTGGCTGAACATTTCGAAATATTGCCCAATATTGCGCAGCCGTTCTATATCTCAGATATCTATAATGTAATTAATGATGTAGGAGGGATTGTTGATGTGGTAACAGTTGATATTACTAAAAAGGAAGGGAGTAACTACTCAACCGTCTCTTTCGTGATCGAGGACTACCAAAGCGCCGATGGAAGGTACATCGCATTTCCAGAAAACTTTATCTGGGAGATTAAGTATCCTGATAGCGATATTAAAGGGACACTCAAGTAATGGCGATTAAAAGGTATACGGCTGGCGCCGACAACACGATTACAAATGCTTTTGAGAGCAACCTAAGCACTCGCGCCACTGGATCTAATATGGGCCGCGCCGACATCTTGGAGATTTTCCATATTTTCGGTCAGGAATCTTCCACATCACAAGAATTGTCCCGAGCTATCATTGAATTTCCAATAAGCACAATTTCTACCGATCGAACAAACGAAGACATCCCAGCTAGCGGCAGCGTGACTTTTTACCTACGCATGTTTAACGCGCCCCATGGTTCATCAATTCCCAGGGATGCAACATATACCGTAATTGCTTTATCTCAATCCTGGCAAGAAGGTTATGGGATGGACATGGAGGCTTACTCTAATTTAACGTATGGCTCTACTGGTTCAAACTGGCTGCAAGCTAGCGATCTTTTGGTCGCCGCTACCGGTTCCGTGACGGCGATAGCCACAGCAAATACTGGGATGAACGGAAAAACGCTAATCCTCAGCGGCACTGATGGCACATCTTATACAGCCACTTGTGATACTTCTTTGGCCCGCGCCGCCTCAACGGCAACTTCGGTGGGTCTTTCGGATATGAGTTCTGCGGCCAACTTAGCCAATGCGGTCTACAACACACTCACGGGCGCCCTAGCTGCAGGCTCTGTTCCGATCAGCGCGTCCTGGGATGGTTCAAGTGCGATTGTTACACTGTATCAAACAGAAGCCGGTCAAATAGGTAACACGCACATTAATGGTACCTTAGTTGACGGCACGACGTACGCTAGCGCGTCGATGAATACGGGGTCGGTACAAGGGTTTTACTCAGGTTCCCAATGGACACCCTGGTTTGACACTGAGGGGATCGCAACAGACGGCGGTTCTTTCAATGAGATAAAGAATGCCTCCACAAGAACGTGGTTTGATGTGGCAATGCCAAATGGCACTGAAGATATAGAACTAGATATCACCCCCCTCGTTGAAGATTGGATCAAAGGCGGAGCCACCGCTGGCCTTAGTAACCATGGACTGTGTGTGAAGCTGACCTCTAGTCTGGAGAGTAGTAGCGTCTCGCAGTACACTAAAAAGTTTTTTGCTCGGGGGTCGCAGTACTTCTTCAAACGCCCTATTATCGAAGCTCGATGGGACTCTTCGGTATCCGACAATCGCGGCGACTTTTATTTTAGCAGTAGTATCGCGACAGCAGCCGACAACCTTAATACGCTGTATTTATATAACTATGTCCGCGGCCAGTTGCAGGAAATCCCGAACCTCACTAACAAGGCTATCTTTGTAAGCTTGTATTCGGGTTCTGATACTAATACAACTCCCGGTACAAACAAGTTAGAATTGAGCGTTGGCGGAGACGTCGCGGCCGCAGCAGACTTGAATGCCACAGGGGGCATCGTTTCCACAGGCATCTATTCAGCCAGCATTGCTGTGACTGGTACAACTGCTTTGACACGAGTTTTCGATATGTGGCATAACGATACCACGGAGTTCCATACTGGCTCCTCTGACCCTAAAGTTTTTCAAGCCTCGAATTATAATCCTAGCCCAGATATCGTTAGTAGTATGACCAATTTGAAGCCGTCTTATAATAAAGAAGAAAAGAATACAAGATTCCGATTATTCACCAGGCAAAAAGACTGGACTCCTAATGTATATACAAAAGTAACACAAGAGATCGCGAATTATACCATTGAGAGCGTCTATTATAATATTTCTCGCACTATAGACGAGTTTGAAGTTGTAGCATTTGGTACAGGAAGCGATAATTATACCAAGTTATCTTATGATGTTACGGGGAGCTACTTTGATTTCGATGTCAGTATTTTAGAAGCTGGCTACTCCTATACAGTCCGATACCTCTATTACCTTAGCGGAAAATATATTGAGAGCAAAGAGAGTTACAAGTTTAGAGTAGAAGAATGAGCAGCATAAAAGATCTGTTTAAGAAACATAGTAACACGACCCTGGAGGATAAAAGCCTTGAGGCCGTGGCCACCGAAGTAGAGTCGGTAGGCTATATAAAAGATTATCTTAAGAAGAAGAATCGGTTCCTCCCACACGTAGATTTCTCATCAGCGTCAAATTTTGTTAAATACGGTTCAGCCGAGAAGTATTATGACGATTCGATTAATCGTATTTTAAAAAACTATCCTTATGATGGTTCACACCAAGAAAAATTAGAGTGGGAGAATAGTTCTTCCGGTGTTGATTTATACATCTTTAATAATGAGTATCCTCGCACGAACGGGTATGTTACTTTTGGTGGTAACCCTTCTACTGGATACGCAATTGATTCGGCCCAGCCCGGCAATCCGACCAGTAAAGAGTATATTATTTTTTACGGAGGTCCTCATACCGCATCCAGCGGGATGACTACGACACCTCTTTACAAAACTTTCAGTGGTTCCAATGTCTGGTCACCGACTGAAAATCAAGAATCTAACTTAAAATTCGATCTCTCTTCAGGCGCCACGATGGAGTTCTGGGTAAAGTTTGGAGATTTAGATCCGGACGTCACCACTCAAACTCAGGTACTCTTCGACCTTTCTAACTCCCAACTTTCTGGGTCCGACGCCTCCTCACCGTATGGGCGCTTCTACGTTTATTATTATAACAATGGTGCGGCCGCAACTAGTGGGCTCAAGGCCAGCCTGCAATCTGGAAGCGTTGCAACTTCTACGATGTTGTATTCCATCTCCGATGGTTTGACTCTGACAAGCACCGGGTCTTGGAATCATTATGCTATCACTGTCGTTAATGACGGATCTGATTTAGCATATCAGGTTTATGAAAACGGAACCATCGTCAATACAGTTACCGAGACTGGCCAAGCTATCAATGAGATCACTGGTGCCCTGGTAGCTACTGTCGGCGCCCTGAACAGCGCCGCCTATACTACTCCTGGTGTCACAACTGGTTCTATTGGTTGGTATAAGACCTCAGGTTCCGTAGACGAATTTAGATACTGGAAGACTAAGCGTGATGCACGACAAGTCGGCCGCCATTGGTTTTCCCAAGTTGGCGGCGGCACCAACAGCGACACAGCTAACACACAATTAGGTGTTTATTATAAGTTTAACGAGGGGATCACCGGGGATTCAAGCTTAGACTCAGTGGCTCTCGACTTCTCTGGCAGGATTACTAACGGTACGTTTGCTGGTTATGAGGCTTTGTACTCCAGGAATACTGGGTCAGCTATGATCGAGTCAAGTGCCTCTGCTATAGAATTCGAGGATCCAATTATCTACGGTGATCACCCCAGCGTGGTCAGTTTGCGCACCAAGCTCTTGGCCACTGGGTCAGTTTATGACTACTCAAACCCGGCATCTCTATATAATACGATTCCGGCCTGGATTATCGAAGAAGATTCTGGAGCAATCAAAAACCTGACTCAGGTTATCTCTAGCTTCTTTGATAGCATGCATCTCCAGATGGAGGCATTGCCAGCAATACGCGAGAACGTCTTGTACACTAGTGCCAGCGCCAAACCCCTTCCGTTCGGGAAAGAACTGCTTGAATCGGTCGGATTAATTGCACCTGAGATGTTTGTCGACGCAGACATTATAGAAAAGTTGGCTGCTCGCAACGATGAGAAGATCTTCGCAGACGATATTTACAATGTTAAAAATAGAATTTACGAAAACATTTACAATAACTTAGTTTATATCTATAAGTCCAAAGGAACAGAGAAATCCTTCCGCAACTTAATACGCTGTTACGGCATTGACCGAGAAGTTATAGATTTAAAAGTATATGGAAGTGATGTTACATATAAAATTCGAGATAACCGAAGCGCCGGCGCAACAAGAAAGAAGTATGCTGACTTTTATCACCCCGATCGGTTTAACGCGGTAGTATACCAGCAAACTGCCAGCGCGAATGCTAATTCAGTACCTTTTATTACAGGGTCTGGTCATCTTACAGGCGGCTGGGGTATGACGTTTGAGGCTGAAGCTATTTTCCCGGCCCCTAAAAAGGTCAGCGAGACAAACTACTTTATCAATGATTTTGCAACGGCGTCTATTTTTGGTATACACACGGTTAAACAGACGTCTGAGTCTGAAACGGGCGCAGAGGTTGCTTGGAACTCACCAGACGTGGCCAACTTCCAAGTATTAGCTGCCAAAGACTATACCCCGGCCGCCGAAGATATTTCGGCCGGCGCCGTGCGATTCATCTTGACTGGTTCTGCGGGTGGGTTCTTCCATCCGGCTCTCACGTCTTCGGCGATCCCCGGCGTTTATGAAAACCAACGTTGGAACTTCGCCGTCAAGATCGGCCCGTCTTCATATCCACTATCTTCGGAGGTATCGGGAACCTTACCAACAAGAGACAACCAACCATACAAAGTTGAATTTTACGGTGTTAATCTGAACTATAATCAGATTGAGAACGAGTTTTACTTAACTGCCAGCATGGATGGGGACTACGCGAAGCAATTCATGACGTCCTCGAAGCGTGTTTTCGTTGGAGCAAACAAGACGAACTTCCTGGGGGGGGCCCTACAAAAGTCAGATGCCAAGATTTCCTCTGCACGTGCATGGCTGGACGTACTGGACAACACAACCATTCTGGCTCACGCAAAGGATCCTACTAGTTTTGGTGCTGCACACCCTTATAGAAATGCGTATGTTTTCCAAGACTGCACTGGCTCTTATCTTCCTTCAATAGAGACCCTTCTGTTGGATTGGGATTTTGCAACCGTGACCGGCTCTGATGCCGGCGACGGAGGAACAGGATACACAGCAGGGTTTGCGGTACCTGATGTATCCTCGGGTTCCGTTACAGCCATCCCAGGTGGTACAAACACTTATGGGTGGCTCGGTCCAATGCTCAGATCCCAACACACAGGTCGTGGTGAGGACTACTTAGCCAACCAGACAACTGTCGTGGACACACAATTTTTGTATGCCTCAAAACAAACATTACCCGAGTACGTTGATAGTTCAGAGATGGTAAACATCCTTTCGCAGGACGACGTCAATTTCACTCTCGATTCCAGGCCAACTAATTATTACTTCTCGATTGAAAAGAGCATGTACGAGGCAGTCTCGCGCCAGATGATTGATTTCTTTGCCACTATTAAAGACTTCAATAATTTGATTGGAGACCCCGTTAATCGCTATCGTCAAGAATATAAGATCTTAGGAAAGCTTCGTCAGCTATTCTTTGAAGGGGTGTCCAATAGTACTATAGATTTTGAAAAATATCTAGAGTATTACAAATGGATTGACAGTTCTCTGACTCTGATGTTGGTTCAAATGATTCCAGCGTCGGCAAAATTCTCTGAAGGTGTCCGCACCATGGTGGAGAGCCACGTACTCGAAAGGAATAAGTATTGGAATAAGTTCCCAACACTTGAGAGCAAGTTCTCAGATCCTGAAGACGCCGCTCGCGGTATTAACGAATTACTATATAACTGGAAATTTGGACACGCAGCCCCATCGAAGGGCGCCTCATTTGCTGATCTGTTAACATTAACCGGTTTCAGCGACAATGATAAGTTTACAGTTAATGTTGCGACAGACACCGGCGTATCTGGTACCGATATAACTGTCAAAATGGTGTCTGGAACCCCATCTTCCGGAACCGCGAATCAGGTAGAAGTTAGCACGGCTGGCACCGCCGCCGCAATTCTTGCTCGACTCGTTATCGCTATAACTGGAGGCACTCCGTCACCTTCTAATTCTGTCGCGTATGGAACAGGGGCCGGTGACGCGACTAATGGTGTCGCAGGCATTTCCGCCACGCTCGGAACCAACCCAACGATAACTGTAAGTGCGACCAGGATCGGATCTGCAGGTAATGAAATTGTGTTTACGGATGTCGTGGGGCAGATGGTTGCTGCTGGAGCCAACGGTTCTTCTCCAGCAAAATTGACTGGTGGTATTGGAAATCAACAAGACGTTAATTGTTTCTGGTGGAAGGAGCGCGCCGAGCGCACGATTGGGGCAATCAGCGCTTCTGGGAATCCCGCAGTCAACGAGAACAGGACTGAGTATCTGTCTGCTTCATTACAAGTTTTAAATCGACGGCTTGACTCGCCCTACAAATTCAGCGCTGTTGAGGTACGAAATATAAAGGGGGGTTCTAACGCCCCAACAAACGCAAAAGAAAAATCAGTACTATCAACGTTCGACAACGTTAAGGATGAAGATTCTACACAACTTTACCATGATTACGTATATATCTCAGGTTCCGATCTCGAACAAATTGAAGACTGCGATGACGTCTTAAAGCCAGTATTCACAGACGCGTCGGGCAATCCGGCTGCCAAAAAGAGGATATCGTATTATACTCACACTGGCTCAGCTAATGATGGATCCCCGACAGAGGTTGCCAAAGACAGCGCTCCATTTACGTTTTATTCTTCTTCCGTGTCCACAGGGTACGTTAAGGAGATTCAGGATGTTGCGGGCTTTGAAGGAACCGCACTAACCAATCTTCACAATGATTCATACGGTCCTGATTATGAGATACCACTTCAGGGTCCCTTCACCGAGAAATACGTTGGAGGCTACCAATATCGCCACGTAGACGTGAATTATTCATCCTCGGAACGCGATCTTAACACGAGGTACGACCGTCCTGAAGGTTTCCGCATAATAATGGGCGATGAGGTCGGCTCCTCCCCCGGCACTATAACTGTTGCTGGCGGTGCTATTGATTTCACAGGCTCTGCCGCCGATGCGAACGCTGGTTTCGCCAACAGAACAAGGGAAACCTATGCCAAGCGCCCGGTTAACATTGCAAACATTCAACAAGTTACAAGCTCTGGTGTCACAAAGATTGGCAACTTTGATCAGAATTACCAAGTGGTGCAAACAAGCGGAAGGAGGATTAACAACCTTTCGATAGAGAACCTCACGATTGCAAGTAGTGGCTCATCCTATGTCACTGGAGTTATTGATTATACTCTTCCCACCCGCACTACAAATAAGAGCGTTTTTGTCGAGAGATTCAGCGCCCCAGGTTCATCAGAGGTGATGGCGAGAGGAACACGAGACTACACTTCAGAAGAGTACTCTCCATACAACGCGCTTCCGTGGCGTAACCTCACGGTTCGCCAACCATTAAACTCTCTTTTTGCACAACACGCCGCTAAGTATGGGATGAAAGCAAATACGCTTTCAAGCTCGGCCCAATTAGATAATGTTCAGCACTTAATATCTGCCTCATATCATAAAGTTAACCAAAACGTTGCCAGAAGGTATGAGAATGATGCTCGGTGGTATAGCAATTATTCGATTTATTTTGATGGAACAAATGACCTCTACTTGTCTGGGTTGGCTATATCTGAATTAGGACTTCAAAACTCTTCTTTTTCTACTTTTGCTTGGATAAAGGTGCCTACTTCACTTTCGCAAGATGGAGTGGTTTTTTTCATAGGACCCGCCGGCGGCGGCCTCGACACCATACATCTCCGGGCTGAGGAATCCGGCGGCACCCTTGGCCGATTTTTTGTGGAGGCACAAAATGGCGCGTCTGCTATTAACTCTAGCACTTATAGTGCTCAGGCGGGTGAATGGATGCACGTAGGCGTGACCGGTCGCTATAACGGAGATGGTGGCATTACCTATTCTACTCTTTATGTGAATGGAAAGGCAGTAGCTAATGGCGCCGTATCGGCCTCCTATGCTGGCACGTCCAAAATTGGGATCGGCGCTGAAGATACCGGCATGACGTCGGAATTTAAGGGCTCAATAACCGATATTGCATTTTGGAATTCCGAACTTACAGGAAGTGATATCACACAACTTTATAAGTTTGGTGCCAACCAAGCAGGCCCCTGTGACCTCAACCAACATCCATGTTCTGGGACGCTGGTCGCTTGGTACCAAATGGGCAATGCTCCTTATATGGACTATGGAATTAATGCGGAACCATACATGCTGCGGGATAGTTCACGCTTCGAATCGCCGGCGCTCCCACATCCGGATGCAAACAACAATCCCCAGTTATTCGTTGACGCCCCTCTTGGTTCAATAATCCCAAGCCCGGGCAAGTGGGAGGCTGTCAAGGGGGGTATGGGTACTTATTTTGATGGTACAAGCGGCATGTATAAAGCGAATCTGTATGATATCATCCAGGGGCCGAGCATCGGCTACAACATCGATTTTACGATTGGTTGTTGGATAAAGGCGGAAACCCCCTCTGAGGATTACGGTACTGTCTGGGCGATTTATGATGAGGGGGGCACCGGCCTGGAACTCTTGTTGTGTGTTCGAAAGAGTGATGGAAAAATTGCTATTTATGAGGAGGAAGGTGATATCCCCGCATCCCCAGCGGCAGTATCGACAAATTCTATAGTCGATGGTGAGTGGCATTTTGTCAGTGTACTGCACTACGACTCCGGCCGCACCGCTGCTTTGTATATCGATGGAGTTTACGTCGACGAGGGAGGTTACTTTAAAATTACTTACAGCGGCGTCCCCAACCTGTGTGTTGGCGGCTCGCCCTCGGCCTCTGCCGACGGATACGGCGACGCCAATCCCGGCGCCTTCTTTAAAGGCGAAATGGCCGGTATGCAAGTCTATGACGAATATCTCTCCGTCACTGCGAACAAACATACGTGTAGGTATATAGGTTCTGATTCATACACATTTGGTCTCGTTAACCCTTATCAGTCTATGAGAGGCATCCTCGCCGCCGGCCCCGAACTGGGTATTTCCAGTTCCTTAAAGGCGTGGTGGAGATTTGGAAACACCCCCGGTGACACACCTGATTTGATAATCGATGGCGCCACGGGTAGTTTCCCCTTGATCCCTCACGACTCAGTCGCCGCCGGCTTCGTGCGCAGTTCCATGACTGCTAGCGGCCGCACCGTTGCAACTCTGGGCACGCGCATTTATGACAATATGTTTGTGCAGCATGCCATTCCTCAATCTGATTCACAATATATGTGGATAACTTCTTCGATGTTAAGTTCGGATGCGTTCGGATACACAACTTCTTCAACGGACATAACGTTTCTTAGTAGCAGCGATCTGGGTACGTACGTGGACCCCGACGACGCCCAGGCGCGCCGCCGCTACGCCACCCCGGTAGCACAGAAGGGCGCTGACCAATTCATTCATGATGATTTCGTGGGCCTCAATACCAACCTTTATGAGCCAGTTACTTCGAGTACGAATATCGCAGGGTATCCTTTGAGCTATAGTTGGGGCCTTCTGGGCGAGCGCGCCGACCAGATATATCAAGGAGGTTTGGTAGATATATGGTCAGCGTTCCCGGTTTCCACACGGACGGGGGGCGAAGTGAGAATGCTCAACGGACTCTTAAACCACCGAAACGGTCCCTATCAATATCCCTCATGGAAACAAATTAGAACAGGTGAGCATCCAGTTGCTAGGCAACATAAGAAAGAGAGTCAGCTATCTGTTCTTCCAATTGCACGTCAAACTATAAGGCAGCTTGGCAGCGATTATGACCACAAGTATAACGCAGATTCGCGTCGCAACTCCTTCGCGGCCCGCTCAGCATACATGATTAATGCTACACAGTCAATGGTAACGTCTAAGTACAAGCCATTAATTCATGAGATGGGCCCCCAGCGCTCGCCGAACGAGATTATTCTTACTGATACTTTCTCCAATCAAATGGAGACGTTTAATGAAGAAGTCAATACTGCTCTTTACACTTACTTATTGCCTCGTGATGTGGACGAGGTTCATACAAATATCATGGACGCCACCAAGAACGGCTATATGCCACCGGAACATGCCTTGAGAAAGTTCACCTATCAGGAAACAATCTTCCCTCGCGGCAAGAACGCTTTCTTGGCCAAAGTCAGACAGAGAGAAGCGTTTATTGTTGATTTCTGGCACCCACTCAGCGGCTCGCGCACGCCAACGAACTGGTACGACGTCTACACGCCCGCCGGCGACTTGATCCCCGCCGCCGAGCGTTACTGGCGCTATGTAAACTCGCAAGGATGGCCGATCGGGACCCAGAGTATATGGGTGTTGGATGCTCGTTATAACGGTCACGTCTCTGGTGCATCCAATGTCCCGTCCTCCTTCGGGAGAGCTGGTGAGTTGCAGAATCGATATAGTATTGCGTATGGCACATCGAGCGTCGAGCCCGGCGACTCCGAAACCCATTTTGGCTTGGGCGTGTCTTACAATCGCGCCGGTGTTCCGGGCCCCGATGCGGGAACATTTCGAGGTCTTGCTGGTGTACGATGGACAGCCGGCGCCGAGGCGGGGAAGAATCCTTTCTACTATGAATCGTATGATGCCTATGCGGCTGATATTCGAGTTAAAGCTCCGGATTATACAATAGTTCCTGAGTTCCGAATTAGCGATCACATGGCTTACTATATTACTGAACGCAATGGTGAGTTTGAGCCCCACTCGGACCCGTCCCGGGCCCGGCCCCCGACGCCTCCCACCTGGGGGTCGTTCGGCCGCGGCGCGCAGGTGCACGAAGAAGTGCCGGGGATGTTAAGCTTAACTGGGGCGGTACTCAATAACGCATTGCCCGCCGGCGTTGTTGCTAGTAGTTCAATGGACGGTTTCTTTGAAGAATATTCTTTGACAGACATGTTAAAGTACTTTGATGTGTTAGATGATATAAACGAAGGTACCGACATGAACCCCACGCGGTTAACCCTTAGTTGTCGAGCGATCAAAAAGTTCTTGCCGTATAACGGCTTCTATCCAGCACAAAGAAGTGTGCAATTGGCTACTTTATTCTCGCAGTCTTATGGGCCGGCAATGAGTTGCAGCGGCGCGCCTTGGCTAGCTGGCGGCCGCGGAATAGCACCGCTCGGCTTCTACCCCCCGGCCGATCAGCGTTTCCGAGCGGCCTTACAGCCTTTCTTCGCTCCTGGCATACTTTATAATACAATCAAGTCGGGTCTCGCCGTTGACTGGCCAATCTATACTGGTTCTGATGACTTCTTAACAGACCCTACAGCTAAAGATGCCGACTACAATGCGTACGTCGGGAAGAACGCCTCTGGTTCTTATATCTGTCTTAGCGCTAGTTATCGGGCGCCCTTCGAGTCCCTGCTGGAACCAGAGAGAGTCTTGAATAACATACGAGATATAGAACAACAATATATTGATGCTGACCACCCCACTCGTGGTGTGAACGAACCTGAGATTAATAGGACCGAGATAAATGCTACCGCATCTCTTCATGGTTCCTTCGATAGTCGGTATAAGATGGCGATGCACAATTTCTTGGCCGAAACAATTGACTTTTTCTTGAAGGATTCCACTCTTACTTCTTTGGTCTCCTTGCCTGACGGGGATGCAAATTTTGGTAATACGGGAAATTCTGTCGCTGATGTTTTTTCTATGGACGTTATAATTTCTCAAAACGTATCTACGGGTAGCACTCCTGGGCCCCTTCCTGGCCCAGCGCACATGGGGTCCGCGCCCGATCCATCGACGCTAAACTTTCCTATGATGTATAATCAGATCCAGGGCAAGGGCGTCGCCGGCGAGACGGGCTGGACTGACTACACTGGTCTTGCATTCGGGCCCCCGGTTAATTCTTCCAAAGAAATGACGGACGGCCTCAACGCTGCTATTTATAACTGGCAATGTTTTCCTTTTACTCCTTCTCATCTTTCTTATCCTTCTATTGCTCGGCTTGAGTTTGTACCTTTCCGCGGCGCCGGCGAGGGGCAGGTCTATTCGTTGGATGAGATCCTTTCCAATATGACTGTGAAATATTATCATCTTGACGGCCTAGTTGATCCTGTTGGCGCCTTACAGTTTGGCCCCGCGTGGGTGGACGGCTCTCAAATAAGCGCATCCCTTAATATTTCTCAAAACCCTGCAGAACTGGTAAAAGTAAGAGCAAAGGATGTATCATTTGGTGCGATATCAAGAGCGCCAGAGGGGCTCTCCGATTCTGAATCGGAGGTATTGGTAATTCAAAGTCGCTTTGAAACGCCTATCTTGGATTTTAGATCGTCTTCTTTAGCAGCTAGGGGGATTTATCCGCAGCCCCCCATTACTCATACTGATGCCAACAGTATCGTAACTTTTGGCATGTGGCACCAGTATGGCGCCACGCCGCCACCAGGCGAAGGGATCTTTTTAGAAATTAGGGATAGTGTTAATGCTGATGTATACGACCAATCGCTTCTACAGTGGGGGCGCCTCTATAACCTAGATACGCCACCCGTCCGGACAGCCGTTACAGGCTCGCTCGTTGATTTGATGGGTTTCAAGCGTGGAGCAGAACCGCTTGGAAAGCCTGCAATTGAAAAAGAGATCAAAGAGGCCGTTGTAGCAATTCCGTATCAAGAGACTCCGGATGGCAAGGATTTCTATCCCATTTCTACACAAGACGCGCACTTTGCTTTGTCGCTTCTGGAAGAGAACACGGTTCTCCCTACTTCCAATCCTTATTTCGAGTTAGCCGAGCAATTTCGAAAAATGGGTGAATATGTCATGCCACCCCAGTTTAATTGTCTCTATTACGATGGTTGGCGCGCCGGGCCACAAGGCCAAAATCGCCCTGGCACGGTGCTACCTATTTCGATGTTTATATTTGAGTTTAAACACCAACTAACGACTCTTGACGTTACTGATATCTGGCAAAACCTGCCTCCATCAATCCATGAGAGGATGGAGACAGCCACGGCTACGATTAGTGACGACCTCTTACTCAATGATCTTATTCACCTGCAACGACACGGCCGCACCCGCGATATCCGAAATATTAAATTTATGGTGTTCAAGGTTAAACAGCGCGCCAAGATGAATTATTACCGTAAAACTTTGGACAGCGCTGATGACGCTCGCTTTAGTTACGAACAGCTTTTCGGCCGGCCCGGAAGCTCGAAAAGCGCAGAACCACCATACAGTTACAACTGGCCGTATGACTTCTTCTCCTTAGTTGAATTAGCTAAGATAGACGCGTCTGTCGAGTATACAGCGGACGCGCCTGCGCCACCCCCGGCTCCCGCCGGCGACATCGCTGGGGCTGCCGACGGAGGGGATGAATAATGTCGTTTTATAATAAAAAAGAAGATGTCATTGATATTGAGTTAACCACTCATGGTAAAAGACTTTTGTCTGAGGGCAAATTTAAACCTGTCTACTACAGTTTCTTTGACGACGACATTATTTACGACGGAAATGCCGGCGGAGTAGCGGAGGCTCGCAATGATTCACAACCCCGCATCACAGGTTCTCTACGAATTAAAAACCAGGTAAACTATGTGGGCGCTGAAACATCGGTTAAACAAGTGATCAACGAAGTGCGCACCGAAAAGCCTGAAATTAATGATACTGATTTCATACCATTTCAGAGCGTGAAAGAAAAAGAATACGCCTTGGGTCCCCCACTTGGTACCGCCAGCCCAGCTAGCGAATTTATACCCGCATGGAAGGTTAGTGCCTTACGTAACCAATTTGATAGTGCGTCATCATATCTAACTTCTAGCGTTGTTGCTGATCGTCCTGGTGGTCCCCCAGCCCACCCTTCACGACGTATTCCACAGGTTACGGCTAACCTGAATTGTGTATTAGAGACTGTCCAGAATGTTGATGATTGGGGGTATGAGGATTCTGATGACGTTGAGATAATCCACGTATTCAATGATCGCAGTGCGATAATCTTTAAGAAAGAAGATCTGATCTTAGACTTATTTGAAGTTCACGGTGTCTTTTCTAAAGAAAATTTTGATATAGAAGTAACTGAGCTTAATGGTACTGTTGACTTTTTGAACAACGAGCGTGCCACAACCTGTCATTATACCGGTTCGGCCATGTCCTTTGCCAGTGACGATGCCAATCTTGCAATAAATCCTGTTCTAGATTCTACTTATGTTGAGTACTTTTTAGATATATTTGTGGACAAAGAAATTGACCAAGATATAATGTGCAGGCTTAAGCCAGCCGATCCAGCAAAGGGTATTTTTGATAAACGAAGTGTGGAGTGCACTACTGATGACGACGCAAAGAATGAAGACGTTTATGGTATTCCACTCAATGAGGAGGACGGTCTCGGGCCGTGTGAGGATTAGCAATGGCGGATTATCTTAATGCTGTAGACTCCACAATCCCAGAAGTCAGGGTTCGACGTATTTCACTTTCTTCGGGTGGCAACACGATTATTGAAGATAACCCTCATATTGTGGAGACTGGGTTTGAGGGCCCTAACCCTAGGGCAGCAGAGACTGCGGCAAGGATAAGCAACGCCGTAGATGATTTTTATGATATTACCTCGCCAGCTTTGACGGCTGATGAACGTCGGGAGTATATCGCTCGCGCGTGGAGTGGGGATCCTAATCCACGTCTTCATCGCCCCTCCGGCACCTACCTGGAAATGGTTAGAGACTTTTCACGAGATAACGGGCGCTACTTACAAATTTTTAGAAACTGGGCCTGGGCGCGCCTTTCAATTGATTCACGTCCCGCAGCTAACCGCTTAGCTCACTGGGTGGAAATCTTTAATAAGGCTAAGCATGCTTACGCCGTCAACAAAATTGTGCAAGAGTTCCTTGCGAAGACTGCTGTTAGACAAGGTCCTTGGAAGACCGCCAGGTTTGAGGATGTTTTTAATCGAGGCAATAATCCTCAAGGAGGATTCAGGAGGAATTATGGGTTCTTGCGCACAGACGCCCAGGTTATTGACAAATTTGGGCCCATTGAGCCTTGGAATTTTCCTGAGGGTGACTGGTTATACCGCACCTCCGCAGCATATGACCCCGGTTCCTATAATGCCGTCGGTCGCACAGGCACTCCCGAACTCTTACCAAATTTCGCAATTGATGAGTTGATTAACTTTATCAACTCTCCAGACTTATCTTCGGAATACGTTTTAAGTGCAGATACAGAGTTATTATTGGGAGCGTCCCCCTCTTATAATATAACTTTGGCAGGTCTGAAAAACCTAGAAGATGTCTACAGTTCTTTATATCCGCGTGGCAAGGAACTAGACGGCCACCATCATACAGCGTTACAAACGATTGTTTTGCCATTCATCTATGAGATAGTCCGCCGGGCCAGCGTATTGTATTACCAAGACTTGATTGGGGAACAGATTGCGGGACAACAAGCTTGGGATGCTGCGACTGACAGATCTGTGCTGTATACTGCTCAAAGCAATATGGACGATATGGACTCTACTGTTTCGGTAAAGACTCTAATTAACGTTAAGATAACCCAGCCGGCCAACACGGTTTTTAGTACTCTTATGTCAGACGAACAACTAGCACAACAACTGGAGTTCCTCGCTGTCTGGGTAAAAGAGGAGGAAAATCATCACCTTCCGGTAAGCGAGATTCACGAGTATGTTGAACAACTTTTTAGGAACGCAGCAACAGAGACTGGTTGGAACCAGTTATTTAAAATTGATTCGCCAAACCCCAGAGATTATGTTGACGCAGGATTAAATGGCCGGGCCCAGGGTAGGATCGTGGCACAGGTCTTCAACATTTTCGAAATGATGAGTACGGGGAACAACCCATATTCCGAACTTCAACGTGAGGCTGTTCTCGATAAAGACGGCAACAGAACATGCGATATTAACTTTGAGTTGCCTGAACAAGTCCTGGCAACAAACCCAAGAAGCTTGAGGTTATATATATTACCGTATTTGAATGTTGTTGGGTTTGTACAACAGCTCAACCAATCGGCCGATGTTGACTTAGCTACTGTGCTCAACCCAACGTATTTCGGCAAATACGCACCCTTCTTTGTCGGCAATCCAACAGGGGAGAACATCATAGAGTCCGGAGCATTAGTAAGGACTAGTAGTGTATTCTTCGTGGATCAAAATATTGAAGGTTATCGATCCGGCGAACAGTGGAAGGGCCCAGTATTTTATGATTCTGGTCTTTATGTTGGCGAGGACGAGCGTGGCGGCCAGCTAGAGCGCGGATGGTATGGCGGGAATCGCCGAGACTCAAGCAAGGTTCAGCCCCGCTTAAGGATAGACTACCTTCCAAATAATAAAATACAAGACAATAGAATCATAGATAAGGCCCAGCGTTTTGAGTATAATTTGGGTTTAACGAATATTAAAGAGTTCTTGCCCTCAATTGGAGGAGTCAATCAAGAAAACAATAATGTGATATATCAAAGATTGGATCCGGTGACAGATATTCATATAACTTCTGACTCTGGTCGAGTCAATAAACTGTTTTTTGGAATTGACATGGAAACAGCCGTTTTTCAGAATTCTCCAATAGGCGCTTTCTTCCGACGCCTCTCCCCTCCAGAAAGAAGAGAGGTGATGACGCGTGTGGAAATTAAATCTTTGGAGGTAATAAGGCATCAAATTAGAGATCTTCAGGTCCACAATCGACTTGGAGGCCCAGACACTGATTATCCGAATGTAGGCACCAGAGAGACTGCAACCGCCCCGGACATTGTAATAGACAGTGCGGATATCGACGGAACGTTCCATAAAAATTCGACCATAAGCGGAAAACTTCGCGAAGTAACGGATCTTCTAGCGAATAAGCATAATGGCGAGTTTACGGCTGCCTCCTCAACACAAGCTAACTTTGCATACCAAACTGGGAAAGCAAGGTTCTTCTCTGCAGAGGATTTATCCGCCGCCAATTTGACTGGCGGAGCCTACCAGTACGGCGTCAGGTTTAAAATACTTGATAAAACACAGGGTTATCTGAGTGAACGGAGAACACAGTTACGAGGGCTATTGAACGACTTATCACAGTATTACAATCTTCTGATGGTTAATGGAGTAAACGCCGTCCAAAATTCCCAAGATGGTAAAGGATATGGAATAAGTGTTGCCCAGGATCGCCAAGCCAATGGAAACTATACTGTAAGAGGGAACTACAACAACGCTCTTAATCGTCCTAGTGATTCTTTTATTCGAGCGATGGAGAGTGCAGCCAGCGGTATTCCGCAACCGGTCAAAACGATTGCACAGCGACTTTATAAGCGTAATGGTGTGTTTATTAACACTTTGGCAACTCTCTCTGCGGATCCGTCTAGTTTTAACCGAGAAGAGGTGAGCAATATCTTGAGAGGCTTTCTGGGGGTCTGTACCTGTTCCAGAAAAACAGTCTATAGGATAATGGATTTGTTACAGAACACTATGTCTAAAATTGACGAACTCCTTTCGATCGCGGTTAAGCCACACTACCCTAACTCAGAGGTCTGGGCAGCCCGTCCAGCCGGCGCCCGTCCCCCGCGGGACTTCGCCATAGAAAGACGGTCCAGCAAAACCATCCAAGCTGGCCGTACAGCCGCTAATGGATATTACTATCTAAATGCGCGTTACACGGTGCCCAACAATGCCCGTGCAATTAGCGCTACGGACGGAGGAGACTGGCAAAGGTGGGAGGAAAGGTACCCTGATGGTATCAGAATCCTTGGCCATGAATACATCACCGCGCTTTCGAAAAAAGAAGTGAAGAAGAGCTTTTTCGATCCCAGCTGGGGAGGTATTTTGGAAAACATCGGCAGCGACGCCGGAGGTACCCCAGACTTTGCAAAGCCCTCTCAATATTCATATCTCACGCCACAGTACATCGTACTGGACGCACACGGGAGTAACTCTAACCAAACCATGGAAGACATGCAAAGATTCCCTGAAAGCTTGCAGAACTTGGACTTATTTGTATTTGAACATGCGTATAATATAGCTGCCACCCCGGCGCATTACATGGAAGGCCTTCGCAGCTATGACCTGATGGTTGCTCGCATACGTTTGCTCAATAAACTTATTGAAACAGACAACGTGCCTGCTATTAAAGAGGATTTTTATACCCGTCCTCCGCAGTCTCCAAACCGACAGAACCCAAATAGAAATGACCGGTACCGTCTTGGGGACACCCTTGATAGTATATTCGAGTTTCAGAACGCTACCGTGTTTACAAAGTCAAGTTATAATTACTTATTAAATAGGATGGTTAGAGGAGTAGAAAACTTAGCAGAGGTCGTTCAACAAGATGACGATTCCCCATCCGCCGCTTCGATAATGGGTTTGGATGATTCATTTACTGGCTACCTCGATCCCTACGCCGTCGGCGCTCAGCTGGGCTCTAATGCATACTTCAGAACTTTCAAAGTACCTAGTTCTGCCGATACTGCCAAATTCTTTGATGCGCTGTTAGACTCTCAGAAAACATCTTTGTCTAGAAAGTATATAAACTTTCTCTTTTCTGATGTTAATGGCCCCGAATGGCGGCGCGCCGAAGCAGCCCTGGAAGCAGGAAATGCATATAATAGTCTACCCAACTCTGTTAAACTCATACTAACAAATGGACACCCAGAACCAGATCGCTACAGAAACCCCTCTAACTTGTGGGCACGTAACTACGATGGCTTTGTGGACATTCACTTGAATAAGACAATGGAGATCCAAGTGTTAAAGGGATTCAATACCATGCAAGACGATAGTGGCGGAGTCTTATTAATGGATTCACCTCGCTGGGAAAAGGCCACCGCTCAAGATTTTGATTACAATGTTCTTTGTCGCCTGGTACCATATCAGAATGATGCACTTAGAGTTATACACCCTTCATATTTAAACATGACTGTGTTTGATGATATGTTTATAGTGAAAGGACGTCTCACTGCAGATCAAGAGGCCAACCCTGTTGCCGTGCCCGAACTCCAGGCTGCTGAACCCCAGGGCGCCTGCGACACGATTTATGCTGTGACGCTGCCAATGCGAGGAGTCCAGTAATGCCCTATAAATCTAATATTACTACATATTTTCCAGAGCTTATTTTTAAGAGCCCAAGTAAAACCAACTCTCGAAGTAGATACTATCGCCCCCTGGGGTTTGGAGAAGCAAACCAACGGGCAGCCCTCTCGATTAGGGAATATTTTGGTAGTTATTTTACTGGTGAAGACTCTCATCACCGTAACACCAACGAGATGTGGCACAAGGCTGTCGATATGCAGACCATCCATAACGCAGCCGAACGCCCCGGCGCCCCGGGAGCCCTCCGTACAAGCGAGGGGACGCTCCACGGACGCGATATGACCCTTAAGTCAGTTGATTTCCCCCGCTCCCCAGATATTTCAACGGGCTTTACTGGCCCAACGCCTGTTTGGGCCCCGGCCTATTCTCTAGGGGTGCGCGAGGGCGACGGCCACGTCCATGCACAGACAGTTAAAGGAGATGTACAAGATTTAGAATTAAGAGTGTTGGGTATCTCCATTAATGAGTTGGTGCAAGAGCAAAACCCGGGCGAAACTGCTCATAATTATTTGTTTTCAAAAGCTCTTAAAACCACAAGACTTGGCGATTTTAACGTCGCTACCCAGGAATGGGATAGACATGATGGGTTCCCTTCCTATATGGGTACTCTACGTGAAGGAATGTATTTTGATGACTTCGTGTTTGAGACACCGAGTCCGCTTCTACCTTCTGATATGAATGCTGTGTTGGTGAACAACCCGTTCTATTTATCAGTGAAGCCCGAATACAGTTATTTAGTACCCTCGTACGAGGAAAACATAGCAAATCATAGCTTAAGCGACACTGCTTTACCAAGTTTGTACGCATTCACCTCAGAAGCTTCGGGACAATTTAGAGACGCGGATAATTCAATTTTTAACCAACTGATTACTTTAAACGGTCGGATTGATGGAATTATGGTTGACCAAGTTGAGGATAATATTAAGGTTAGCGATGTTGATGAGGGGCAATACTTCCAGAAGTATGCAACTGCGGTTTCTGCCATGGCGGAGAATGATAATTTAAGTGATTTGAGCGAACTGTCCGATGATTATAAGAATGTTTATTTTGCTAATGACTCCTATAACCTGTTAAAAAGCTCTCATGAGAAAAGGAATCTCTTCCCGATGCACGTCGAAGTGGAAATGAACACCAGTACCGACACTAGTTTCGTGGAAACGATGTCGGAACTCAAAATTAACAATTTCATTCTTCCGAGGATGTTAGACCCAGAACCTCCTCTCCCTGGCGTTCGACCCTCCTCGACTCGAATGGTACGTATCGTTCAAAAACAACAGACGACTCAGGATGTAGATTCCCCGTTGTTGACAGCGTCACGCCCTGCGTTTAACTCCGTACGTACGCTGCCCTTTAACGCTTCAACCTTTAAAGATGACTACCTTGCTCCCCTCACAGGCCCTGATGCACAAATTAGCAATGTAGTTATCTATGGACCTACAGGCGATCGCATCTACAACGAAATGAACAACGACGAGCTTTACAAGACAATAGCGTCCGCGATGACCTCAGCTAAATTAGAACAGACTTACGAAGCTAACAAGCGTACTTTTTTTGATATACTTTCTGGCACACCTGCATACTCCGAGGTGGTTGGCTATGAGATTTGTAAGTACCGATCGGCCGCCGCTTCGCAACTTATTTCAAAGACAATCATCCCAAACTCTAATAAATTAGACGTTATAAAATATATCGACACACAGGTGCGTTATAACCGACTTTATGAATACCGAATTAAACAACTGGTTCTTGTTTTCGGAAGCCGTGTTTACTTTGACGAGACACCGGGGGTCGCCGCCCACCTCCCCGCGAGGCAGATCAACTCCCCAGGCGCCTGGCGCATGCCCCAACCGGGCGCCGACGTGCAGTCCTTCCCTAACGGTTCGGCTTTTTTGCGCACGATCGTGGTACCTAATATAAAGTTGTGCGAAGTCGACTATGGCGAGTCATTATCTGCCCGCGTGGTCGACGATCCTCCGCCCCCGCCTGAGGTTCATCTTGTTCCTTACAAGGGCAAAGATGACAGAGTGTTGTTCAACATTAATAATTCTTTTGGCGAATTTGTCGCCCCTGGCGTCCCGATTGAGGTCGATGGGGATAACAACGATTTGGATAAGTTTTCTAGAGTCAGGGAGACCCAGGGAAACTTGAGGAATGACCGAGGACAGGAGGTCGTCAGGTTCACTGGTGACGACATAGCGAAGGAGTTTCAGATATATCGCCTAGAACACTGGCCATCTTCATATGAAGAGTTTGCAGGCGCAGAGCTAGAAACTTCTCCTCTCGATACGACCTATCGTGGTAGTAGGTATGATTCTCGCTCTTTGGTAGATTACATCGAGCCTAATAAGTATTATTACTACACGGCTCGAACTGTGGATTACCATGGTTTTATTTCTAACCCTACCGAACTTTACGAGGTTCGCATGGTCAACAATGATGGTATCATAATGCCGTCCATTCGCATCGTTCCGTTGGCGCCCTCTGGGCTCACAAGAATACCCTCACGAGATATGAGGAGATATATACAGATTGCCCCCAACTATGCAAACCAAATGATAACGCCCGATCAATTGGCCACGGTACTAGAAGGGGTGCCAATGCCGGAGTCAACGAAAGATATTGATTTACAAGATATAGAGGTGGGCATGAATATCCCGAGTGTTTGGGGGCGAACTTTTAAACTACGATTTACCTCGCGAGCAACCGGGAGAAAGTTTGATGTGAACCTGGGTGTTAACTTGACCAAGAAGGGTGAAGAATAAGATGCCTTTTGATAAAAAGAAGCACTATTTATTAAAAAACACTAATTATAAACAGTATAATGGAGATACAGTATGGCATTTTTAGATAACTCTGGGGATATAATTCTTGACGCAGTCTTAACCGATACGGGGCGCATGCGCCTTGCTCGCGGAGACGGCTCGTTTAGAATTGCAAAGTTTGCTTTAGGTGATGATGAAATTAACTATGGCTTGTATGACAAAGGGAACGCTAGCGGATCCGCATATTATGATTTAGAGATTTTGCAAACGCCAGTTCTGGAGGCATTCACCAACAATACGTCATTTTTAAAATCAAAACTTATGACAATTGCCAGAACCAACTTACTCTATCTGCCGATCATGGAGATCAACGAACTCCTCGCCGGCACCGCCAGAAATACTAATTTACAAACCTGGGTCGTTGCAGCCGACACCAATACTGTGAACGCCCTATGTGTCGGCGCCGCCGACACGGTGGGGACGGTTATCCGGGGCCCCGACACGGATCCGGTATTTGATATAGTCTTGGACCAAGGGCTTGACACAACAGAGATTCCGTCGTCGTTTGCTTTGGATCCAGATTTGATCGAGAACCAATACATTATGGAAATTGATAACCGTCTTGGCCAGGTGACAAACGACGGCGGCGACGTCCAACCTGTATCTTTTATCGATGATGACAGTATTGCTAGCTATTATATTTCCCAAGTTGGAGGGAGCATGATAACGACGACTTTGCGGGGCCCCTCCCAGAACCCCAACTCACCCATTGCAGGCCCACGCGGAACGAGACTTACCTTCAGCCTCAAATCCTCAGTGGAGCTTCAAAGTAGTGAGTTTCTCTTTGATAGACTCGGCTCCACAGATACTACTAGTGTTTTAGCTACAGCGGTCAAGACAGGCGGCACCGCCGGCACAAACTACACAGGCTTGAAGTATATTGACTCAACGGTTCGTATTACAGGAGGACAGACTGGCTATCGCATTGATGTGCCAGTTAGGTTCGTAAAAGTATATAACGCATAAAGGAAGCAGGCAACAATGGCAACAACATTTAAGAATTTTTTAAATAGCGATCTCACAAACACGAGAACGCTATTGCATGAAGCAATCCCGATGACGGGTTCGATTTTGTCAGGTACGTACATCACGAATACCGAAACAAATATCAAGAACTTTGGCCACGGGATGTTCCAATCAGTTTACGACTACCCTTATCTGAGTTCTTCTGCTAATCATATCGTAGACATTACAGTTGGCATGAGCGCTTCCTCTCCTGTCTCCTCTTCCGACTCCACCCAGGTTACCCAACAAGCCAAAAAGATCAATATTTACAATCAGATGGCTCAGGTACTCATGGGATACAATGCTACTGGTTCTGCTATTCGTGGCTTTGACCGTGACGGTAACACCGCCGGCGGCTCAGATGGACTAGCCGAGGTTTTCTTCCTAAGCTTCTCTAGGCTCTTAACGAAGGACGAAATTAAGAAGGGTTCATTCACTATAGATCTCTATACTGGTAGTTCCGCAACCGGCGCGATTGATAACTCTACCTCCATGACCATCTCTGATTACAATGCTGCGAATAACTATCGTGTTAACTCCCCCGCAGGCGAGTATGGGTTACTTTTGACCTCCTCGACAGCGCTCCTTGTCACTGATAAAGCCAACAGTAATGTCGCTGGCCTTGTTTTCTATCAAGCTGGTATCGTAGTCCTCACAGCAAGCGTGTTCAGTTCACCAGTGGCATTCTATAGCGAATATCCGGATGTATATGGCGCCCAACCGGCGCAGATTGGAAGCGGCTCCGGCGGCCGAGGTTATTTCGGCTCCGCCATCACCGGTTCTTCAAACATGATCCAGCTTTTTGCGTCGCAGTCGATCTCCGGCGCCGCAGATGGGTTTAGAGGCCGAGTGAAGAACATCAGCTTTAACAACACTACTGAGCTGAACTCGACTATTTACTTCTGCCGAGCTAACCATAACGAGTTTAACTATTCGTCAAACCCGACCTATGTCAGTGAAAGCAAGATTGTTGTTAAAGATAACACTACGGACTTGCCCCTTTCGTATATCACTACCATCGGCATGTATTCAGCAGATAACGAGTTACTGGCTATGGCAAAGATATCGGAACCACTTAAGAAAGATCCTAATACAGAACTTACTCTGAGGGTGCGCTTAGATTATTAAGTGAAATGTATATATACAAGTTCAACGATGGCGATCTCCTAAACAACACAATTGAAACAAACCCTGAATGTACTTTCTATGTTTACGGTAGAACTCTTGTACACAACAACAGCCCTGCTATATCTGGCGCCTTTACAGACCCCGTAAAACACGTTCCTCGTGGATATGTGTCTCTTTATGAGATGAATGTTGACCGCTCAGCGGGCAATCTAATCTACCCCTTTATAACCAAGGATGGGTCTCAGGGCGCATTCAACACTATCACTACGACCTCATTCAACCAGTTCTCCTATGGCGACACCCTGACCGGAAGCTATCCTTTATCGGCCAGCATCTCCAAAGAATATTGGGGCGCGGTAACAGATGCTGCTGCCCGAACAACAGGTTCAAATCATATTACATCGCTTGAGAACACATTAAACTATTATCGTTATTTGAGCCCTCATTATGCTTTTAGCTCGTCGGTGGGTATAGATCTGCATTGGAATAAGGCAACCCAACAGTTGGGCCTTGTGAGCATCCCTTCTATTTTTTATGGCTCTTCAATCAAGAAGGGTTCCATGAATCTTAAGTTCTTTATTTCAGGGACTCTAGTGGGCGAGCTTCATGACGCAGGGAAAAACGGTGAACTTATTCAAGTTGGACCAACCGGCAGCAACGGTTCGGGAAGCGTGGCTGGTGTCGTCTTATATAACGAGGGCTTCTGCGTACTCACAGGAACGTGGGATTTGACCGCAAATAGTACAGCGATGGGCCCAGCACACACAGAAGCATATGTTGGGGCTGCTTCTCCTCCCAACTGGACATACTTTGCAAATGGTGTAGGCACGTTCGGTGGCACAAATACACAAACTGATATCGCTGTCAGTTCTAGCTTCTATATGAAGTTTGATGGTACCCAGCATGTACCTACGATTACTATGTTTGCAAGCGCTCCTCGCAACCATCTTGTACATTCCAATAATCGCACTTATCAGGACATTACTCAGTCGGCCACACCGGCCACTTCCAGCGGGGGTTACTACGAGGACCCACAGGTGGCGATTAAGAATATTGCAAGCAGTTCTTTCACCGGTTATGATCAGTCATATGAAAAGATCACATACATAAGCCGGGTCGGGATATATGATGAAGACAAGAACTTGATTGGAGTGGCCAAGTTGGCAAACCCAGTGAAGAAAACTGCTTCTAGAGAATTTACATTTAAATTAAAATTGGATATATGATTTTAGGACTAGACGTCTCTACGTCAATAACAGGCGCAACTGTTGTTGACAAGAACGGAGAAATATTATTTTGCGAATCTTGGGATACCAGGAATAAGAAGCGCTTCCCTACTTTATGGGATAAGGCAATTTTCATTGAAAATAAACTGAAAGACGTAAAGGTGAGGAGAGGATACAATATCGAAAAGGTTTATGTGGAGGAATCCTTACAAACCTTTAAGTCCGGATTCTCATCAGCTAAAACTTTATCAACTCTTGCCAAATTCAACGGCATCGTTAGTTTTACGTGTTACAAGGTTTTTGGTTTGCAACCAGAATTTATTGGAGCTTCATCAGCCCGAAAGCTGTGCGGTATCAAGGTCGAAAGGGGTCGCAAAGCCAAGGAAGTCGTCTTGGAGTATCTTCTTGACAACGAACCAAGTTTCAGTATAGAATATACAAAACACGGTAATCCAAAACCGGGCTCTTGGGATCGATCGGACTCGATCATTATTGCGAGAGCAGGTCTGAAGAAATGGGAAAGTGGGAACTAGTTACTGGTATGCAGCTTTTTTTTGAAAATTGGCGTGCATACTTGGGCGAGGGAACTGGCATTACTCCTTTTCAGCTTTACGTCGATTTAGACGGAGTACTTGTCGATTTTCAGCGTGGTGCTACAGAGGCCATTAACATCGATTTAAAGGCCCCTGAGAGCGTCCCTGAGCGTCTTAAGAAGAGGTATGATAAAATGGCTAGGGCCTTAGAGGAACTTGGCAGAGATCCACAGAATCAGGAAGATTGGAAAATCACCGCAGAGGATTTTGACAAGAAATCGCCAAACAGAATAAACGCCGTGAGAAATTATATGTATCCCAGACTTCAGGATGATTTGCAGTTCTGGTCTGAACTGAACTGGATTGAACCTGACGGACGCGTGCTTTGGGAACTAGTCAAAGATGTTGAGCCTCCACCTGTTATTTTGACATCGCCTATGCATGGTCAAGCTTCCCATGAGGGAAAAGAGTTGTGGGTGCAGAATGAAGAGAATTTAGGGTTGCCTTTGGAACGTGTCATCGTCGAGAGAGATAAATTCAAATATGCGGTCGGTGATTCTGGTACACCAAATGTACTTATCGACGACACTCCTGAAAAAATTGCGTTGTGGGAGCAAGCCGGCGGCATCGGTATTCTACACACTTCGATGACGGATACTTTGAAAGAGCTAGCAGGCCTGGGAGTGGGTGCCGAGCCACCGGAGGAGACGCCAGAATGAAACCATATCTTAAAAAGTGGCACAAATATATCAAAATTGATGAAATGGCCACTCGTTGGAAGGAAGAAGGGCTTGAAGGTCCTTACCCGCTGGAATCAGGAGAAATGGGTGGGACTCTCGATGTCTTGAAACAATACGTTACTCCTGATGACGAGAAAGCAACTCATTTTGTTCACTTTGGTGGAGTTGGAGAGCGAGACGTCTCCCCGGTAAAGAAGAAGGCCGCTTCATGGTCCAATCAGATGGTAGCGGATCCTAAACTGGGTCCTGCAAAAGATGTTAGTGCCGGCACTCGACAATCAAAACACGGCCCACAGTTCAAGTTTGGCGTCAACCCGTCTTCCCAATATAACACTCCCTATGGAATATATTCTTACCCCCTCAACCAGAGTATCTTTAGGCAACTTGCAGACGGGACACTGCCATTTGCTCAAAATGAACCTTACATCCTGTTATTTAAAGTGATGGAAGGTCTCCCTTTGATATACACTTCGCAAGATATCCCTGACGATGAATATAAAGAATATGTTGAGAAGCTTTTCTCAGACGAGATGCTTGAATCCGAAAGGGAGGCGAGGTACAAACGCGCTAATCGGAAACGAGCCGCGACGCCCACGCATGGTAATTCATATCCTTATTATCCTCCTCTTGATTTTTTGAGGAAAGCAAATCAGCAGTGGCAGCAGCGCCGCCCGCCTTGGCGATCTCAGCCATATGCACCGGGAGAGACCCCACACCCTCGCGACCTTCCGATCGTCCGCCAGACAGAGCATGAGACAGATCAATATATGACGGACGCTACTAAGAGAACATATACTAAAACCAACTCAGCATATTTATGGGGCCTCGTCCGAGCCGCAGCCCATGAAGACCCAATCCGGTGGAACATGATGATGCGAAAACTT